TTGGACGTGGGTTGGTTCTTCCGAGTTTGATTAGCGAGGAGTTGCCCGAGATCGTGCTGGCGATTGATACCAGCGGATCGGTTGACACGCAGACGCTGAGCAAGTTTGCGAAGGAAGCCTCCTCCATCCTCGAACATTATGACACGACAGTGCGAGTTGTGTATTGTGATTATGAAGTCCGAGGAACCGAGACTTTCACCCGAGCGGATATGCCGATTGAACCGAAACCGATTGGTGGCGGTGGAACTCGATTCACTCCCGTGTTTGAATGGATTGAGAAGGAAGATATTGAACCAGCGTGTTTGATATATCTGACGGACTTGGATGGACGCTTTCCTGAAGAGGAGCCTGACTATCCAACGCTGTGGGTTGCGACTCCCTGCCCGTGGCGTCACGAACTTCCGAAGGTTCCCTTTGGAGACATAGTGGAAATGAAATGAAACGATATGGGCTGGGCTTCTTCGGGAGTCCAGCCCATATGATAGGAGACGAAAATGAAACTCACCAAGAAGCAAAAAGAAATCCAAACGAGTATGGTAGCACGACATGTGCGAGAAGAAATTGAAAGAGAAAAAGAAGTTGCCCGAAGAATGAAAAAAGAAAACATCAAGAAAGGAAAATCAAAATGAAAATATATGAACCCCAAGAGATAATCGAGCGGTTGGAAACTGAATTGAGAGAATGGGAAGAGGAGTTTGTGCTATGTGAGGATCGTCCAGACTCGAGTGTTGGTATGAAATCCTTCCGAGCACGGAAGATCCGAGGCCTGAAAAAACAAATTGCCCATTGGGAAAAGAAAATCTGAAACACTTTGAAATGGAAATGAAATTGCAAACTACTATGAAAGGAAAAGAATCATGAAATACAATGACAGAAATTACACGAGCGTAAAATCAGTTGAAGAACAAATCCAAACAAACAATACGAAGATGCACGAACTGAGAAAGGAGATCGAAGAAACAAAAATGCTCCTGAGCAAAACAACTTTGGAAAGCATCAAAGTGAAATTCCAAGAGCATATAGAATCGCAGAAACAAACTCATGAAGCGATGATGGAACGCAACAAAGATCTTTGCGAAGTTGTAATGCCGAGCGTTGTGAAGGAAGAAGAAAAAGCAAAGCAAATCGAAGAACAGATCAATGCCAAAGTTCGGAAAGCAATCAAGCATGTGTACTCCTCCATGAAAAAGGATCCGAAGTTTGATGATGTGGATTTCGAGTTGGGAGACACCGCATCCTACGGAGAAGAAACAATGATCAAATTCCCCAACAACGTAGTATCCATTGCGGCCACGTTGGTATATCCTGGAGACGTATGGAGCAGAAGGCCAGCCGAACTTCGCATTGAACTTTCTGCCAGTTACGCTTTGATTGAAGATCGTCCGTCACGCAAGTACATCATCAAGAAAGATGGAACCACCAACGCTAAGAAAATCAAAGAAGTGATTTTGGAATGGTTGGCAAGACGGGAAGGGAAACTGAACCGAGCCAAACAACAGGAAACTATTGCTGAAGACTTTCGTGTTGGAGCCTTCGAGCTGCTTCATGAGACTCCTCTGAACGGGAAGTTTGAAAAAGGATATGACACATGGGACTACCATCATGGCTCCCGAGGTCAAAAAAGAAGAGTGGACGAAGCGTTGGAGATCTACAAAGGTGATGCTGGTGAATTCAAATCTGAAAACCGTGTAGGACGAATGACCAAGGCATATCGTTGGACAAAAGACAACCCTTTGTACAGACTCGCCATTACAGACGCTCTGAGTGCTGAAAAAGTGAAAGCGATCTTGGACATACTGAACCAATAAAAAAGCAATTACATTTTTAATTAGGAATGAAAAAGTATATCGAGTATCATAGACTTGATCGATACTCGAAACCCTAATGCGAAGGAGACGCAATGAAAAAAGAACCACTTCTGATAGGAACCTATCTGCGGGTGCTGAGAACCCGCAAAAAACTAACCCAGCAGGAACTGTCCGTGAAGACAGGCATTTCACAAAACTGTATTTCAGAACTGGAAGCAAACAAACACCGTCCACGCTGGAAGCATGTACAGCTTCTGGCGGGAGTTCTGGGTGTGACTGAAAAAGCCATATTGTTTCCGCCCGCAGTTTTGCACCCACCTTCATAAACAACAAATTCAAATCTATAATAAGAAAGACAGGAGACGATTATGATATGTACAACCATTACCACGGATGCTTTTGACCAAACGTACCGAGATGTCAAACAACTTCTACACGACATGTGTCACCGATTCATCGAGCGACACGGCTCCCTTCTATCTCTGGATGAACTATACTCGGAAGCGTGTTTGGCTTTTGTAAAAGCATACAAAGCCTTTGACCCTTCTTATGGAAACGCCTTCACTACTCTTCTGGTCAGTTACGTTCGAACGCATTTGTTTGATGCGTGGCGGAGAGCGGCACGGTATTGTAACCGATTCCAACGAGGAGGAGAACTGGATCCAATAGCATCAGAAGAACCGAGAGAGTTTTGGACGCATGTCTATGATGCCGTGAGTGAAGACACTCAAACGGTTTTGGATTTGGTTTTGAATACGCCAAATGAAATCCAAACAATCATAGATAGCAAAGGAGGATCTTTTGCAAACATCAGATCTTCCGTGCGAGAAGAGACGATCAAAAAAGAAGGATGGAATGCGCATCGCTTCCGAGCTGTTGTTGATGAAATACGGGAAGTGCTTCAATGAGCATCCTTTTCAAATATCAAAAGAAAGGAGTGCGATGGATTTCCCACTTCAAAGGACGAGCGTTGCTGGCCGATGAAATGGGACTCGGGAAAACCCTTCAAGCGTTATGGTGGGTGAAAGAGAATCCCGAGATTGCCTTGCCTGCTTTGGTGGTGTGCCCTGCTCATTTGAAATGGGTATGGGAAAAAGAAGCCTCCACCAAAGCGGGCATGCTCAGTCGAGTGTTGAACGGGATGACCGCCAAAAAAGAAAATATCAAAATTGATCTCCCCATCACGATTATCAATTACAAGATCCTGAATGCGTGGGGAAAGAAGCTGCGGACGGGCGGGTTCAAAACCCTCATCATTGATGAGTGTCATTACGCAAAGAACCGATCCGCTCAACGAACGCAGATGCTGCTAGCATTAGCAACTCGATTCAAACATATCATTGCGATCTCGGGAACGCCAATGTTGAATTGTCCTGCCGAACTTTGGCCGATGATTCACCTGCTGTATCCCGAAGTATTCAATGACTTCCTTGCCTACGCTGCCCGTTATTGCAAACCCGAACTCAAGAACGGCAAGTGGATATACAAAGGAGCGGAACACCTCGAAGAACTTCACACCAGACTCAATCGACACATGTTGATACGCAGACGCAAAAAGGACGTTCTGAAAGAACTCCCTGACAAGATCCGCACCGTGGTTCCCATATCGGTGAAGTTGACCGAGTACAAAAAAGTGCGTGACAACTTCCTCCGCTGGCTACACGAAAACAAACCCTCCAAAGTTCACCGAGTGAAGAAGGCTCTGGTGTTGAACAAAATGGGATACTTGAAAAGGAAAGCGATGGACTTGAAAATGGAGGCCGTCAAAAAATGGATTGACAGCTTCTTAGAAGAGACGGATGAAAAGCTGGTGGTGTTCGGCGTTCATAAGAAAGTTGTGCGTGGACTTCATGACTTGTATCCGAGGAACTCGGTGGTGTTGGATGGAAGTACCTCACCGCTCAACAAACAGAAAGCAGTCAACTCCTTCCAGCACCAAAAAAAGATCCGTTTGTTTTTTGGTAACGTCATTGCCGCAGGAACGGGTATCACCCTCACCGCATCGAGTAACGTGCTGTTTGCGGAACTCGATTGGGTTCCAGCGAACCATACTCAGGCCGAAGATCGCATCCACCGTATCGGACAAAAGAACGCTGCCCAGATCACCTACATCGTAGCCAAAGGAACGATAGAAGAAATGCTATGCGAGTTGATTCAGAAAAAACAAAACGTAATTGCTGACACGATGGACGGGAAGAACGTCAAGAACGATTTCAATTTGTATGATGCTCTGATCCATTCATTAGAGGAGAAATGAAATGAACATCACCGATCTCCTGACCAAACTTTCGATCCCGTACCAAGCTGAAGGCAAGCACTCCCGAGAAGGATGGATCCAGATCGACTGCCCTGACTGCGGAAGAGGAAGCGGCAAGTTTCATCTTGGAATCAATGAAACCTCCTTGGGATGTAACTGCTGGCAGTGCGGAAGAAAAAACTTGCCCTATGTTCTTCACGTAGTCTCGGGAATGCCTTATGCGAAGGCACTGGAATCCCTTCGAGAGATCCCCAAACGCATAGCAAAGACCATCAACAAACGAGGCACGTTGAAATTCCCTGCTCCAATCCGCCTGATGCGGGATGCTCACCGAACGTATCTGGAAGAACGAGGATTTGATGCGCAAGAAATCGAAGAAGTGTGGCAAGTGAAAGGAATTGGAATTGCTCCGAAGCTGGCTTGGCGTTTGTTCATTCCGATCTATCAGAATTTTGAATTTGTGTCGTGGACAACCCGAGCGATTGGAGAGAAGAACAAACCACGCTACATCTCAGCCGCACCCGAAGAAGAAATCATCAACCACAAGCATCTCCTCTACGGAGCTGACTTGGCCGCACACGCCGTCATTATCGTAGAAGGTGCGACTGACGCTTGGCGGATCGGAAGAGGAGCGGTGGCCACCCTCGGATTGAACGTGACTCCTTCGCAAATCAAACTGATGAGTCAATATCCCGTCCGAGCGGTGTGCTTTGATAATTCTGTACCCGCTCAAAAAGAGGCGATGGAATTATGCAGGTGCTTGAGTCTCTTCTCGGGTCAGACAATCAACATTCAAATAGATGCGGAAGATCCAGGATCAGCATCGCCGAAAGAAATTCAGAAAATCAGAAAGGCCGTATTCAAATGAACCGAGGATTCATACAACCAGAAACAATAGAAGAGTTCAGCCAATCCCGAGAAGATGCCATGACCCTTTTCTCCTCCCTCAAACAAGCAGGCAAAATTTCCAAAGGAATTTCTCTGGCTCGATGGGAGCGGGAGTTCAGATTGATGCGCTCCGAAGATGGCGTGGAGGAAGAGGATCTTCAAAAGATCCTGAAATGGTATTGCGATAACATCACTGACAAATATATCCCTCATGTATATTCGGCGGGAGGATTTCGGGAGAAGTTCGCACGGATCCGTCAAGCCTATCAAAGAGAGAATCCCGAGGACTTCTTACACGTGGAGAATCCCAAATGTAAGCCACAAGGGATCCTCAGGCAGCTATCTGCCCTTGAATGGCCTGTTTCTTCGAGAGGACACATCCTCGCAACGATTCAGGTGTCTCTCGATAGCTATGAGGCGTGGATCAAACGGATCCACTCCCTGATTGACCTTCCGCCTCATCTGGAACGGTTCCGAGCGTATCTGATAAGCAAGTTGCCTCCATCTGACTTCCAGATCCTTCAATGGATGCGATGGGTTCATCGCAACGTGGTTTCTCGAGACAACTGGAACGGGGATTTGATAGGCCACGCATGGAATGAAAAACATTCACACTGGCGGATAATCGGACACAAGTGGAGTTGTGAATGGTGTGGCAACGGTTCTTTGTACAATCAGCTGGCGGAGAAGATATATGAAAATTCAAAAGATTGAGGCCAATCAGGAAAAGCAATTGCTCACGGGAATGATCGTGAGCACTACCGTCTGCGGACGCATCGCCAACCGTTGGGATGGTAACATGTTTCGATCCTCGTGGTGTAACCTTATCGGATCGTGGTGCGTGGACTACCTTCAAAAATACGATGAAGCACCGCAAGGACAAATCCAATCTCTGTTCGAGAGCTGGATGTCACGCAATCTCGAAAATGCCGCAGGTGAATTGATCGGATCCTTCTTGGCAAACTTGAGCGATGATTATGAAGAAGCAGAACGGGAACTCAACGAAGAATATCTGATTGACATCGCAGGATCCTATTTCACGAAAGTGCGATTGGAAAAACTTGCCGAACAGATCCAAGGAGATCTCGACACGGGCAGTGCGTCCGAGGCCGAACAACGAGTCAACGAATGGAGCAGCGTGAAGCTGGGAGAGAACGAATGGATTGATGTCTTTCAAGATGAACAAGCCATCGCCAACTCCTTGGACAATCAAACGGAAGAGACGTTGGTGAAATATCCTGGCGCACTCGGAGAGTTCTTTGGAACGGATCTATGCCGTGATGGATTCATCTCCTTCCTTGGCCCAAGCAAACGAGGCAAAACATTCTGGTTGTTGGATGTTGCCTTTCGTGCGGCACTTCAAAGAAGGCGTGTGGCCTTCTTTGAGGCAGGTGATATGAGCCTCAAGCAGATCACTCGCCGATTCGCTACCCGCATTGCCCAGTGGCCTCGAAAAGCCCGCACCGTGAAATACCCAACCAGCCTGATCAGAGATCCCGAAGAGTCAGCAGCAGAAGTGGAACATGAATTGCGTGAATTCAAAACGCCACTCACTACCCAACAGGTGGTAGAAGCCTCCGAACGTCTCCAGAAAAAAAGAATCAAAAGCACCACCAGCTATCTCCGAGTGAGTGCGCATCCTTCTGACCTCACCATTCAAGAAATCAAAGATGTCCTTCTGGGTTGGAGTAGAGATGGATGGGTGCCTGACGTGATCGTGATTGACTACGCTGACCTGTTGGAAAGCGAGAAAGGCGGATGGGATCGGCGTGATCAGATCGGAGACACATGGCGGAGGCTCCGAGGATTGAGTCAGCAGTATCATTGTTTGGTACTGACGGCAACTCAATCGGATGCCGCTGCCTACAAATCATACATCTTGGATCGAAGCAATTTCAGCGAAGCACGAATGAAGAACGATCACGTGACAGGGATGATCGGACTTTGTCAGACGATGGAAGAAAAAGAAATGGGACTCATGCGCCTCAACTGGGTTGTGTTGCGTGAAGATGAGTTCGTGGAAACCCGATGCGTACATGTAGCGACCTGCCTGTCACTGGCGAACATGTGCGTGAAATCTTGTTGGTGAAAGGAAAATCAAAATGAAAGTAGATCTGAAAATCAAAAAAGCCGCAACGAAAAGAAAACACGAAAGTGCGATTGGAAAAACCCCGCCCGAGGAAGTTCAAAAAAGGACGCTCGAAGATTTCGTGGAGGATCATCTGTCCAACGGAAGATCCCCAAAACAGATCCGAGCCATTGCCTTCAACAATAGTAAATGGAAAGGAGTTTGCAACGAGATCTTCCAAATGGCGGAAGATCGAAAAAACTTTTGAAAAAAGCATAAAGCGTTTGGTTGATAGAGAGTCTTTTGATCTATAATAAGACGGAAGCAAAAACGTGACAATCAAAAACACTAACACAAGGAGACCAAAAATGATTATCACTAAAAAAGAAGTTGTTGAAATTTTCACGGCATTAGGATATGGAACGGCCTACAAATGGAGTGACACCCAGCTGGCCAACAAATGTAAAGTTCTCGCCAAGAGCGAGGACACTGACCTCGAAAAGCTGAATGAAGAACAGCGCACCAATCTGGAGGACATCGAGATCACGATCAGCGAAGGCAATGCCTTGGAGATCGTAGAAGATAAGAAACCCGTGAAGAAGAAGGCAGCGAAAAAAGCAGCAAAGAAAAAGGAACCCGAACCGAAGAAAACTGCGAAGAAAGTTGCGAAGAAAGTTGCGAAGAAGGCAGCGAAAAAAGCAGCAAAGAAAAAGGAACCCGAACCGAAGAAAACTGCGAAGAAAGTTGCGAAGAAGAAACCAACACGTCAGAAGTTGATCATTGAAGCGATTGCCAACCTGAAGAAAAAGAAATTCACGGTCAACGAGATCGCAGAAAAGACCAACGAAGAGTACATGGCGCACGGAGGCCGTGGAAACGACAAAGAAGCTGTCTGGCATACAAAACGCGTAATGTTGGAATGCCAAATCCTCGGCCTCATTGAAGTCGATGGTGACAACGCTCGTGTTGTCGGGAAAGTTGTTGCTCTGTAGTATGGCAGACACCAAAACATACAAATCGGCAGTGGGCATTAGAGGTGATTGCCTCTATTGTCCACTGCCTTTTTCTATTGACAGTTATTGGAACTGCGAAGCGGATTGCCACCATTGCTATTTGCGCAAGTTGAATCGGACGTGGGGGCAAGATCTTCGGCCAGCGGATCCCGAACAGATCCGCCGAAAGCTGGAAGCGGGATTGAAAAACAAGAATCCCAAAACCAGTTTGGCAAACGCACTCCGCCTCAAAAAAACAATACGCTTCGGCAACAAAACGGATCCTTTCCAACCCGCCGAAATCAAACACAAAGTATCCATGCGGATCCTTCAGCACTTGATAGATTTGAATTGGACGTTCGTAATTCAAACCCACTTCCTCGGGAACTTGGTTTTGTGCGAACCTCTTCTTCAAGAAGCTCGAGACAAAAAACTACTCACGGTGATGCCCGTGATTTCTCCTGGCGCCGAATGGGATTGGGAAACGCTGGAACGAAAAAGAACCACGCCCATTGACAAGCGGTTCCGCATAATGAGACGCTGGGTGCGAACAGGATATGCTGTGGGAGTCAACGGTGAACCCTTCATTCCAGGATTGCATACCACCGAACAGTTCCGAGATCTCCTGCTCAGGTTGAAAGACATCGGCGTGGAGAGCTACAATACATATAATCTTCATCTCAATGACCACGTAGCCAAACGGTTCCATTCAATTGGATTGGACATCGAGAAGATCTGGACGATGAATCAGGATCGGCCTTGGCGGAAGATCCAAAAGAAATTATGCGAGATTGCCGATGACGTGGGGATCCGTTTGGGGTGTCCTGATTTTGTGAACACGGGATCCGATTGGAAAGAACAAGCGAACACCTGCTGCGGAATCAACGTGCCCAACCCGTCCCTCTTCAATACTCACTATTGGAAAAGTATGCTACAAGCAGGACACGACAAAGAACACATCGAGAACACCACATGGGAAGGGATTGGAAACAAAGAAGAAGGCTTGAAAATACTGACGGGAAAAAAGGGTGACTTCTATACTATGAAAGATGCGGGAGTGTTATGACGAAACTGACGATGAGAAAAAACACCCCCATTGAAACCTACGAAGCAGGAGGCAGAACCATCCACGTCAAGCGGGAAGATCTCTGCGGGCCAGAAGGATCCCCGCCATTCAGCAAAATGAGAGGCGTGTATACTTACTTATCCGAGCGGAAGGAAAAGGGATTGCGCGTGGTAGGATACACCGAGACGAGCATCAGCATGGCTGGATGGGGAGTTGCATGGGCGTGCCAACAACTTGGCTTACAGGCCGTCATATACGATCCTCAATACAAAGAACCGCATGAGGTTCTGAAGATCCATCGGAAGCACTGGAAGAAGTGCAACGCCACGATCCGCAAAGTGGAAGCGGGAATGGCAAGAGTGAATTATCATATCTGTAGAAAAAGATTGCGGAACGAGTTTGGAAAAGAAGCGGAGATGCTGGACTTGGGATTGCCTTTGGAACAGACGATTCACGAAACCGCTAGAGAGTTTCAAAGGACTCTGAAAAAGATCACTCTTCGGACGGTGGTGTGTTGCGTAGGATCGGGAACAATCTTTGCTGGACTGTTGAGGAAACTTCCCGAAGGCTGCAAGGCGTTCGGCATTATGTGTCGGACAGGAAACGTCATTCAGAAAAAAAAGAAGATCCTTTTCAAAGCCAAAAAGGTGGAAGGCGGGATCACTGGAATTAAAAGAAAGAATTTGAAATTGGTTGACTTGGGATGGGAGTACACCGAACGATCCGAGGAGCCTTGCCCTTTTCCGTGTCATGCTTTCTATGACCGCAAGGCGTGGCAGTGGCTTATGAGAACGCACCGACCAATTGAAGAACCGATTTTGTTTTGGAATATAGGCCATGAAGGAGAATGGATATGAAATGGACATACGGTTGTGAGCACGAGTTCGGTGATTGGGATACTCGGAAAGGTTGGGAAGGTTTCGGAAGAGATCCAGAACCAAACGCTTGTAACAGTAACGGGATCGCAACGGATCCTTCCCTGAAGAGCTATCCATTTGGAGGAGAAATCAATACACCCGCAACGGAAACACCCGAGGAACAAATCAAACTCCTTCAAAAGTTTTTGAAGAAGCACCCGAGAGCGGTGGCGACTCATCGAGCGGGTTTGCATGTTCACATTCGCATGCCAGGATTGAAAGACAACTTGGACGTTCTGAAAAAGATCCAAAAATTCATATCGGAAAACACCGACATTTATCATCATGTGGATCCGTTGCCCATTCCCACTCGCTTCGATTTCCCATCTGCCCGAGAACACAAAGAAGCGGTGAAACGTCAGCGGTGGATGAGAATGAGTCACTGGACTTCCATTCCAATAAACCGAGTACAAAAACAACTACAAGCCAAATCAATCAAAAGGTTCTTTGAGTTAGAAGTTCCGCAAAGCAAAAAAGGGAGCCCACTATGGCACGCTCAACCTCGGGCGGCAATCAGTCTCCGCCAACTTCTACAAACAGACACAATAGAGTTTCGTCATTTCTCCGCCTCAGTGAATCCAGAAGAAGTTTTGAATGCGATCCACTGGTGCCGAGATTATTTGCTATGCGCATTAGACAACGGAAACATCAGACAACTATTTGACAACACGTACAAAATAAAAGAACTACCGAAAACAGAACCCTTCGTGGGTTGGAAAGAAAAAAGATGGCATGCGACATCCATTACGAAAAACAAACGTGATGTCATAGAAGAGAACATCAGGAAAATACTGGACGGAACATTTGATGCGATAGGTTCGGAAGGTTTTGAGCACCTTATTCCATAAAGTCAGATTGTTTCGATATCATCAATCTATAATAAGACAGAAGGAGAAATAAAAATGTCAGGATCAAAATATAGTATGAAAGCGACACGTGTGGAATCCCTTGTGTTTGAAGGCGTGGATGGCTTTTTGCCTTTTGGCGATCTGAAAGTCAATAGGAAGAACACGCATGTCTTTTCAAACGTGGAAGACAGAACAAAGTTCGGACACATCTACAAAAACAAAAACCACTGCGTGATAAAACGAGAAGATGACAAGGACTCAACTGTTGCCCACACACTACTGGCGGCAAAAAGCAACTACGCAGCTGGGATGATCCTGCTGGATATGATTGCCGAACAGAAAGAGGGGAAGAAATCAAAAAAAGGTTTTGGCCTCGTTCCAAAACTCGGAAAAGGTGATCCAAACTTCTATGAAAAGACCGCATCCAAATTGGACACCCTTATGAAAGACTGTCACCGAACGGGATACCAATTGAAAGATCACGTCAAGCCTTTCACAAAAGCTGTTCTGAACAATAACAAAGAATTGCCCGAAGTAAAAAAGATGATGGAAGGGTGACCATGGATTATTATGAACTGAGATCCATAGTTGCGAACGTGATCCCACGCACTCGCAAACTCGTTGACGAGAAAGGAAAGATCCAACCCGTCAAAGAGAAAGGACGCAAAACTCAATACCAAGAATTCAAACTCACCGAGAGTAAATGGATCCCTCAGGAACGTCTCCTGAACCTCGAAGAGCTGAACAGTTTCGTAGAAGTATCGTGCCGTGCTCAGGCGTGTCCGATGCCTCTGAATATTGATACGTGGGATGGATTGCTCTGCCCGTTCGGTTGCAAGTATTGCTACGCCAATGCCTTTCGAGCGAGTTTGTACACGGCCTTCTTCGACAATTCCAAAACAATGGGGTTCCGTCATTGTAATGCCACCATGTATAAAAAGGAACTGGATGTGCTTATGAAGAACCGTGGAAAGGATCCTCACTCCTTCGCTTCGGGTGCCGCCGTAGCCAAAGCCATAGGCTTGGAAATTCCAATGAGGTTCGGGATCCGCTTTGAGGACTTTCTCGATGATGAAAAAGAAAAAGGAATCAGCTTGGAACTTCTGGAGTATCTCGCTGACATTTCTTATCCTGTAATGATAAACACCAAAAGTGCTTTGGTTGGTCGAGACGATTATGTGGAGGCACTCGCACGTAACGCAGGACGAGCAGCTGTTCATATGACTTTGATTTCTTCTGACAATGAGTTCCTGAAAGAACTGGAACCTGGCGCACCTTCGTATCGCAGACGATTGCGTGCAATGGAGAAACTCGTGAAAGCTGGCGTGCGTGTGGTGCCTCGCATTGAACCGTTCTTGGTTTTTCTGAACGACAAAAAAGAGGACGTGGAACAATACATGAAAGATGTTTGGGAAATCGGTTGTCGTCATATAACCTTCGACACCTATTCATACACCGCAAAGAATCCTGGCATCAGGCAAAGTTTTCATAACATGGGATACGATTGGGACAGATTGTTTCTCCTCGGGTGCGACTCGCAAGCAGCGGGAAGTTTGCTATTGGGAAAGTTCATGCAGATGTTTCGTGAGCGAGGTTTCTCTTGTTCCACGTTCGATATGGGAAATGCTCCCGACAATAATCAGATGGTATGTTGCGAGGTTGGTGATTGGTTCCGAGGCGGATTCAATTATGGATGCACTGTCACTGCAGCTCGTTATATTCAAAAACGAAAAGGCAAACCGACATCATGGAAAAACTTCGTCAACTACGTCAACAAACACGGAGGCTTTTTGAGTGCAGCGTTGTACAGGGATGTGAAGGCACTTTGGAATACTGAAGGGAACCAAAGTGCCTACTCCCACAGCTGGTCAAGAGGAATGCACGTGGCGGGAACCGATGAAGGTTCATTGGTTTGGAAATACAAAGACACCGATTTCAGAGAGCGGATACTTGAAGACATCATAAAAGGATTATAACATGGCCAAAAAGAAAAAGAAGGCAGCGAAGAAAAAAAGAAACACCAAAATCAATCAGACCGTGGAAGACATCTTTTCACACGCTGCCGCATTGACGCAGAACGGGAGGTTGCGCAATACGATCTATTGCTTGAACAAAAAGATTTTCATTCTCAATCAGGACTCTACGGTGCTGATTCATTTCCCTTTGAGGAAGCAGGATTCAACCTTTGCTTCTCCCGTCTCCTTCCGAGCGGATGACTATGAATCCAAGGAGTTTCTCGAGGAAGGTGGCCGCATCAAATTCATTACCCGCACCGACAAATACACCAAGACCAAATCTTGTAAGACTCCCGAAAGAACGCCTGACAATGTGCGGAGTCTTTTTGAAAAATTCGAGAAGCCCGAAGGCAACAGCGTGATCTTGGGATCCGATCTGTTCAAACTACTGGACGAGAACCTGAGCCACATCGAGTTCTCCGCACGCAAAGGCAAATTGCGTATTGTCCAGCGAGATATTTATTCAGGTTCAATCATCACCATCACGAAAAAAGAGAGCGTGGGATTGAACGCCGTAGCATCGCAAGAGTTGGATGAGTTCGAGCCCATCGGGATCCGCACGCAGGACTTCGCTGCGTTGTACGCTTTTGCGGATAATCTGGAATGGAGTTTTGATAAGAACATCGCATGGATCGAAAGCACAGACAAACGCTTCCCGATGGAATGCGTGATTGGTTTATGCGTATATGACGAGCTGGGAAAGGATGAATGACACATGGGCGGAAAAAGTAGAAAGAGCGGAGGCGTGAGCCGTGCCCTCATTAGCAAAATCAAAAACAAACGCTTCGGAACAAGCAAAGGAAGCAAAGGCAAAAGTGATGGAAAGAAAAAAGGATTCAACCTATTGGCTCCACCTGAGACAGAAGAAGATTGAACCGAACTTTTGGGTCAGCGATGAATACATTGAGCGCAAAGGATTGGTCTGGACACGTCTGGGACACTTGAGCGGTTACACCGATGACGATGGCGGTTGGTTCTTTCCTCCGCTGTTCGAGGAAGAGAATGTTTTGATTCATACAGGAGCCAAATGGTGGAGCAGCTTCTTGGATGCGTCCGAAGGAGAGGCGTTGGATCGTCAGTACATCTACCGCCATGAAGAATTTCTTTGCGACTTGAGCGGTCAACGCTGGGCAAACTTCCGAAAAAACACGAACACCTTTTTGCGTGCTCATTCTGACCTTCAATATGTTCCCATGAGCGTGCTCGGATCCACTCTGGATGAGAAGATCGAAACGCTATTGATGGCGTGGGCGGATCGCAAAGACTCTATCTATGATCCAGACATCTTGGTGGACTACGTTCTCAACGGAAACCACCGCTGGATTTTGCTCGATGGCGATGACAATCTCATCGGAATGAACGTGGCTGATTACAATTGGAGGTTCACCAACTTCCGATTTTGTATCGACAACGGAGAACCGTGTGCGCAAGCGTTTTTGCGTTTGTGCTTTTATCGAAACGCCCAGTGGTTCAAAGATCATCCTCCGCTCGTCAATGACGGAGGAGATCTGGGACAGCGTGGATTGGAAACTTACAAGAAGAGACTCAACCCAGCACGGGTTGCTACCATATACACAAACAGATGAAAGGACATCGAAAATGAATCAAGTGGACAGAGAAGAACTGTTGGCGCAATTGGAGAACGTGGCACCAGGATTGAACGCCCGTGATATTGTAGAGCAAAGCAGCTGCGTGGTTTTCAAAAACAAACGGGTGTTCACGTACAATGACGAGGTTGCATGCTCTTACAAATGTGACGTGGGTGACATCGAAGGAGCTGTACAAGCCCGTCCACTCATTGATGTCCTTCATAAAATCAGCGATGAGAAATTGATGCTGGATACGGAAGAAGGATCACTCATCATCAAAGGGAAGCGGAAGGAAGTGCGCATCAGAATGGAAAGCGAAATCCTCTTGGGTATTGACGTGGTGGACGTACCGAAGAAGAAGGATGAATGGTTGGACATTCCCGAAGGATTCAGTCAAGCGGTGGATCTCGTTCGTCAGTCAGCCAGTACCGATGAGAGTCACTTCTCATTGACGTGCGTTCATGTCGCTCCCAAATGGATCGAAGCGTGCGACAACTTCCAAATCACTCGATACGCTATGGACACGGGATTGGACAAGTCAATTTTGGTTCGTCACGAAGCAATGAAAGAAGTTGGCAGAGCTGTAATGTATGAGTGGGCGATAACGGAGAGTTGGATTCACTTCCGAAATAAAAAAGGACTCACCCTCAGCTGTCGGCAATATGCCGAAGATTTCCCGCCGATGGACAAAGTGTTGGATGTGTCAGGAGATCCCGTCAAACTTCCCAAAGCACTTACTGAGATGGCGGAGCGTGCCGAGGTTTTCAGCAGAGAAGAAGAACACAACGAAGTCAAAGTGGACATGAGACCCAAGCGGATCCGAATCACGGGTGATGGCCCAAACGGCAGCTACACCGAAACCCGCCCCACCTCCTACAAAGGACGAGCGTTGGAATTCATGATCTCTCCCAAACTCCTTTCCGACATCACGAACCGATTCAACAAGTGCGAAGTATCCGAGAAGGCGTTGAAAGTGGACAACGGCAGTTATGTGTTCGTGACGTATCTGGGAGTCATTGAGGATGAGTAAGGGATTCTGGACAACGTCCGAACTACTACAAACGAATGACCGACCATTGAGCAAAGTTCCTCTCTGCGGGAAATGCGGGTTGTCTCGTTCATGCGCCTGTCCTAAAATGCCGATGGTAGGTGAAGGAGACAAAAGCATATTGATCGTGGGTGAAGCTCCTGATCAAAAAGAAGATGCCAACCACGACTCGTTCGGCGGAGAGGCAGGATTGCTCCTACGAAAAACACTCACCTCTTTGGGCGTTCATCTGGACAAGGACTGTTGGCGAACTCACGCAGTGCGATGTCGTCCACCGAAAGGACGAACGCCGAACGGTGCAGAGATCCTATGTTGTCGTGGCAACCTGTTCCAAGTCATCGAAGAAAAGAAACCCACCGTTGTCGTTCTTCTCGGAAACACCGCCATCCAAAGTCTCATCGGACACACTTGGAAGGAATCGCCTGGCCCAACTACCAAGTGGGCTGGGTTCATTGTTCCTTCGCAAAATCCCAACGCATGGATCGTTCCTACTTATCACCCGTGGCAGCTTCTCGAAGAAGAACGCAACCGAGGATTGGCACTCTGGTTTCGGAAGCACTTGAGATCCGCTATCAAAAAGAGACATTCCAAACCGTGGGAAAAGATCCCTGACCTCCAAAAAGAAATACGCATCATTCACGATCCCGAAGAAGCTGCACGCCTTCTTCGTCAATGGATCCTACTGGGGGATGATATTGCTTTTGATTATGAGACGAACTGCTTGAAGCCCGAATACAAAGGAGCCAGAATATATTCATGCGCAGTTTGTACGGGAGGAACCAAAACAATTGCCTTCCCGTGGATGGGAGAAGTGATTGAAGCAACCCAAGAACTTCTACAAAGTGATTGCGGAAAGATTGCAGCCAACTTGAAGTTCGAGGATCGGTGGACACAGAAGATCCTCGGAGTGGAAGTCAAGAATTGGAAATGGGACACGATGCTTGCCGCTCATGTACTGAACAATCAGGCGGGAGTCACTGGACTCAAGTTTCAATCCTACGTCCAACTGGGACAGCCTCCTTATGACGATCACATTCAACCTTATCTCAAAGACTCCGCCGAAAGCAAGTTCAACAAAATAAATCAGATCAACTTGACGGATCTGCTTTTGTATAATGGAATGGATGCGTTGCTAGAATACAAACTGGCGCAAATACAAATGGAACGGATCTCCAAACTCCAAACGGGAAAATGTCATGAGTAGAGCCACCACCCCCGAAGCGTACAAACTACTTCACGAAGGACTCCAAACCCTCAGCAGGATCGAATCCAATGGAATCAGAATTGATACGGATTATCTCGAAGGAGCTATTGGGAAAACAAAAAGACGCATCGCCAACTTGTACCGCTCTCTTGAAGAAGATGAAGTCACTCAAGTTTGGAAAACTACATTTGGGAGGAGTGCCAACTTCAACAGCCGTGAGCAACTTGGAGAGGTTCTCTTCAATCGCATGGGGCACGCGTGCGTCAATCGAACACCTACTGGACGGCCTCGAACTGATGAGGAAAGTCTCTCCAGCTTGTCAATCCCTTATGTCAAACGGTTTCTCAAGATCTCCAAATTACAAAAAGCACTCTCCACCTACCTCTACGGAATCCAAAAGGAAACTGTTGACGGATTTCTTCACCCAATCTTCTCTCTTCATCTCGTTTCCACCTTCCGTGGAAGCAGTGAAAGACCTAATTTCCAAAACATCCCAATCAGGTTAGAATGGATTGCCGATCTGATTCGGCAAGCGTTCATTCCTCGGGTTGGCCACGCTCTGGTTGAACTTGACTACAGCGGAATTGAAGTGGGGATCTCCTGTTGCTATCATCACGATCCTCGGTTGACGGCCTATGTAGAAGATCTTTCATTGGACATGCACCGAGACATGGCAGCGGAATGCTATATGATGGACACCGATCAAGTGACCAAGCAGTTACGATACGGAGGCAAAAACAAATTCATCTTCCCGCAATTCTATGGAGACTACTATATCAACTGCGCACGCAATCTCTGGGATCATATCGTGAGCGGGAAGTTGAGCATGAAGAACGGAACGCTGGTCACCGACCATCTCAAAGAACAAGGCATCACTCGATTGGGTGCCTGCGATCCTAAGCAGAAACCGAAGGCACGAACATTTGAAAAACATATCCAAGAAGTTGAAGCAAATTTCTGGGGCAGTCGTTTCAAAGTATATGCGGAATGGAAAGAGAAGTGGTGGAGTGAATATCAAAAGAACGGCGGGTGGCAGACGCTGACTGGCTTCATTGAGAACGGAGTTTTCAAAAGGAACGAAGCGATCAACGCCCCAATTCAGGGATCCGCTTTTCATTGTTTGCTTTGGAGCCTGACGAGGTTACAAAAATGGATCGAGAGAAACCGAAGCGGAGCAAAGATTGTAGGACAGATCCATGATAGCATCGTGGCTGACGTTCCTGTCGATGAAGTTCAGGATTATCTCGCTGCCGCAAAGAAAATAATGACCCGAGATCTCGCACGAAAATGGAAATGGATTTCGGTGCCTCTACGAATAGACGCAGAGATTGCATATGAAGGCCAAAGTTGGAATGACAAAAAGGAGATCAAAATTGAAAACTGAATTGTACAAAAAGCATCGACCCACTGACCTCAAAAGAGTTTGGGGACAACCCGAACCCGTCAAAGTATTGAACGAGATGATCAAGAACAAGCGAGTGCCTCACACGCTCCTCTTCTCTGGGCCAAGTGGTTGCGGCAAAACTACGCTGGCGAGGATCCTGAAAAAAGAAATGGACTGCGGCGATCAGGATTTCAAAGAAATCAATTGCAGTATTTTGCGTGGGATTGATATGGTGCGTTTCATTCAAAAGCATCTGAGTCTGTCTCCCATCTCGGGATCCTGCCGCATCTGGCATATAGACGAATGCCATCGCATGACGGGAGAGGCTCAGGATGCCTTTTTGAAAATGTTAGAGGACACGCCATCTCATGCCTATTTCTTTTTGAGCACTACCGATCCCCAGAAGCTCAAGAAAACAATACACACCCGCTCAACGAAGATCGTAGTGAAGCTGTTGAAGAATACGGATATGAAACGCCTGATCAACTACGTCTGCCGAAAAGAACAAATCATCATTACTGAAGAGTGTGCGGATCGGTTGGTGGAGGTGTCCGAAGGTTCCGCCCGTTCTGCTTTGGTGAGCTTGAATGCTATAATGGGAATTGAAGATGACGAAGAAATGCTCAACGCCATTCAGAATATCGACATGAAAGCACAAGCGATTGAACTGGCTCGTGCTTTGATTTCTCCAAATCCCAGCTGGCAGAAAATCTCGGGCATTCTCAAGGAACTGGATGACGATCCTGAGAGCGTTCGATGGTTGGTTTTGGGATATGCAAACTCTGTGCTGCTCGGAGGAGGAAAACTAGCCGAAAAAGCATGGCGGATCATCTACGCTTTTCAACAGAACTTCTATGACAGCAAGAAAGCTGGGCTCACGGCATCGTGTTGGGAAGTTGTTCATGATAAAATGGATTGAAAAATGATTTGTGATCTATAATAAGGTAGAAGGAGAAAGAAAATGAAGACAGTGAAAAAGAAAAAAGCAAAAAAGAAAGACTTGGACATTGACATATTCGATCTGGATTTGTTATTGCTTGAAAAGCATTGCTTGGAACAACCCAGACTCGTTATCACCCGAGCGTTGGAACTGGCGGAAGCGAAAGACAAAGCACGCCGATTCAAAAGTGAGTTGGAAGTCTGTCAGGCCGAAACCGCCAAGAAGATCCGAAAGGATCCTGAAGAGCATGGCCTGAAAGAAAAACCAACCGTGGGAGCAGTTGCCGAAGCGGTTGCGATGGATGACAATGTGGAACAATATCGAGATCTGGAACTCCAAGCACTCCACGACATTGACGTGCTTCAGGCTTTCATGAATGCCCTCGAGCATCGGAAGAGAGCGTTGGAAGGATTGATCGCACTTCACGGACAAGGATACTTCGCCAAGCCCACGAACCGCATCAGTCAGAAATCCGCCGACAAATTGAAAAACCAATCATGAAATTTTTAACAGAAACAATCAAGCGGGTAATCATTCTCATATTGATTATCCCATGCACGATTTTATACACAACGATCAAAGTGATCACAGCAGCCTATTATAACGGCAAACATCAAACACTCAATAGAAAAGGAGCACCCGATGTCGAAGAAGAAAAACAAAAAGTATAAAAAAGGAATGGCTGCGAAGAACGCCAAGAAAGCGGCAGCCAATCAACAGTCAGGAGGTTTTGAACGAACCTCCGTGAAGAAGCCAGCCAATGAAATGGACTTCTTCAAACTCGACAAGATGGGAGTCAAACGTGTCAGCATTATCCCGTATTGGACGGGAGAAGGAAACCCCAACGCCGATGAAGGCACGCTCCACTATGAGAGATCCTATTGGATCCACCGTAACATAGGAGCCAACCAAGACAGTTACTGCTGCTTGAACCGAACCTTCAAGAAACCCTGCCCGATTTGCGATTGGATGAAGAAGCAAAAAGATCCGCAGGACGAGATGGTCAAATCATTGAAGCCTTCCTATCGTCAGTTGTTCCACGTGGTGGATATGAAGGAACCCGAAAAAGTAATGCTGTGGGACATCAGCAACTTCTTCTTCGGAGAGAAACTCAACGATGAGATCAACAACCAAGACGATGACGAGAGCTTGGACGAGTTCTGCGAGTTGGAAGGTGGGCTGGTGCTGAAGCTCGTTATCGCTGAAAACAAATTCGGCGGGAGAACCAGTTACAAAGTTTCCAGTGTCAACTTCAAACCTCGCAAGGAAGATTTTGACGCTGACATCCTCGATGAGACTGTGTGCTTGGACGATCTTCTCATTGAGAAAACCTATGACGAACTGGAAGCCATCTTCCATCAGAACGAGGATCTTAACGAAGATCCTGATGAAGATGAGGATGACGCAGACCGTGCGGCAGCGGGAGATCCTGACGAAGACAATGAGCCTGATGATGATCCAGATCCCGAACCCGAGGAAGATGAAGAACCCGAAGGAGAACCCGAACCCGAGGAAGATGAAGAACCTGAAGGAGAACCCGAACCCGAAGTTGGGGATGACGATGTTGAAATTGAAAAGGGAGATCGGGTCAGTGCCGAAATTGAAGGTGATGACTATGAAGGCGTTGTAAAAGACGTTGACGGAGACGATGTCACCATCACGTTCGATGACGGCGATGAGTTGTCTTTTGCTCCAGAGGATCTCACGCTGATCAAAAAAGCAAAAAAGTCCTCAGCGTCCAAGAGTTCAGCGAAATCATCGAAGGACAAATCCAAAAAGGGCAAAAGCAAAAAAGGTAAATGCCCTCACGGCGGAACCTTCGGAAAAGATCTGGAGACTCTGGACGAGTGCGACAAGTGCGATGTTTGGAACGAGTGTGACGAAGAAGCTAATGGATGATCCTTTTGTTAAAGTAGTGTGGGGTGGAGTTGGAACGGTTTCGACTCCACCCCATGACAGGTACGAACATGGCAAAAACAGAACAACTAAAAAAGCAGCTCAGAAAAAAAAAGAAGAAAGCACGCAAACCTTCCGTTCAGGATTTTGTATCCACGGGATCGACTCTTTTGAACCTCGCTATCTCAGACCATATCAACCGAGGATTCATGAAGGGCAAATACTACCACCTTGTAGGAGACTCCAGCAGCGGCAAAACCTTCCTCTCTCTGACGTGCCTCGCTGAAGCTGCGAACAATAAGAACTTCGATGACTACCGATTCATCTACGACAACAGTGAGGACGGGGCACTGATGGACATCTCGAAATTCTTTGGATCCAAAGTTGCCGAACGCATCGAACCACCGAACAAAAAAACTAGCAAGGATCCTTATGACCTCAACAACGGATGCAGCACGACCATTGAGGAATTTTACTACAACATTGACGATGCGATCAAAGCTGGACAACCCTTCATATACATTCTCGACTCAATGGACTCCCTGAGCAGCGATGCTGAACAAGACAAATTCGAGGATCAAAAAGAAGCTCACCGCAAAGGAAAGACCACCACAGGTTCTTTCGGAGACGGGAAAGCAAAAAAGAACTCCGCTGGGATCCGCAGGTTGCTCAGTAGGATCCGAAAGTCAGGATCCATTCTCATCGTTATCAGTCAAACCCGAGACAACTTTGATTTTGGATTCGCTAAAAAGACCCGCTCTGGTGGACACGCTCTCACTTTCTATGCCACGTTGGCCATCTGGAGTTCCTGCGGAAAGAAACTCAAACGACACGTCAAAGGAAAACCCCGAATCATTGGCGTGGATTCTATTATCCAAACAAAGAAAAACAGAATCAAAGGAAAAGACCGCAAGGTGACCATACCGATCTATTATTCATTTGGCTTCGATGACGTAGGAGGCTGCGTGAACTATCTCATCGCAGAAGGTCATTGGAGAAGCGGAGCATTTTTCCAACCCAAGGAATTTGACTTCACGGGAACCGTAGAAAGATTCATTCAGTACATCGAAAAGAACGAGCTGGAAAAAGATCTGCGGATGATTGTTCAGGAAGTCTGGGACGAGATCGAAGAGAAATGCGAAGTGAAAAGGAAACCACGTTACACATAACCAATCAAGGATGAAAGGAAATTTGTCATGGGTGATACTTGGTTGTTGATTGATTGTAATTATCTTTGTCACAGGGCACGATATACTATGGATGAACTTTCGCACAACGGACAACCTACCGAAATTGCGTATGGTTTTTTGAGCGAGGTTCTCTCAATCCAAAAACAATTTGACGCTTTGTACCCCGTGTTCTGCTGGGACATGGGCGTGAGTATCCGAAGAGATCATTACACGCCGTACAAAGCCCAACGCCAAGAAACTCCGAAGAACCTTTCAGAAGAAGAGTTGGGTGTGGCGAAGAAGGAAGCACGCCGATTCAGAAAGAGCACACGAGATCTTCGGGTACACATTCTGCCTTCGATGGGATATGGGAATGTGTTGATGAGTCCTCGGATCGAAAGTGATGATTGGATTGCGAAGGCTGCGTTGGAGATTTCCGAGAAACACCCAAAAGATTCTTGCGTGATTGTAACTGCTGATCACGATATGTTTCAGTGCCTGACCGAGAAGGTTTCTATGTACGATCCTCGAACCCGAAAGGAAACCACATATCATTCTTTCGTAAATGACTACAAGATCCTTCCTTCTCGATGGGCTGACGTCAAAGCATACGCTGGATGTATCAGCGACAACGTCCGAGGCGTTCAAGGGATTGGAGAAAAAACAGCCATTCAATTTCTACGAAACAAATTGAAACCCGAAAGCAAAAAAGCCATCGCCATCAACTCCCGAGGAAGCAAAGCAATTCACAAACGCAATTTGAAATTGGTCACGCTCCCTTGGCATGAAACGCCTGAGCCCAATCCGCACAAATCCCTTCCCAACGAAAGACAATGGCGGGAAGGCGTGCGCAACCTCGGAATGGTTACACTATTGAAAATTGGCCCGTACACAGGAGTATGCTAGCATGGCGAACAAAGGAACCCCATATGAGAGAAAAATTTGCAAGGAACTAAGTTTGTGGTGGACACACGGTCAAAGGGATGACGTGTTTTGGAGAACGGCGGGAAGCGGAGCCAGAGCCACCGTGCGCAGTAAAAAGAACAAACGCACCTTTGGAAATCACGGAGATGTTCAAGCCACGGATCCGATTGGACAACCGCTGATAGATCTCTTTGCCATCGAACTCAAGCGAGGTTATCCAGCCGCACTCGCCAGTAACATCGTGGACAAAAAAGAACGAATGAAAGAACCCGAATTGGTCTCTTTTATGAAACAAGCCATACGATCCCGAGATGAAGCACTTGCCATAAGCTGGATGGTCATTCACCAAAGGGATCAAAGAGAAAGCACCATCCTCCTTCCTTTTAGAATGGCTCAAGGATTGAACAATAAAATGAGAATGAACGAACCCTCTCTCATTATAAAAACAAAAGCCATCCACGGACGGATCCTACAAATACAACTAACAGACTTTTTTCTAATGGTAACACCGAAAGACGTGGCCAGAGTGATCAGGGAATTATCAGGAGGAAGTAATGACCAAGAAGAAGAAAGTTGAAAAAGTAATCGTGAACGGGATCCCCTATGAGATCATTGCCAAATATACCAAAGCTGTGTACGCACAAAAAGCAATCAAACGATTGGGAACCAATCATTCATATACACCCAACCCGAAGTACAAACCGAAGAACCACCACTCACCAAAATTTCTCGTGGTGAAACCGATGTTCCAAGAAAGTCTTTTTTCATGATTGAAATCATAGACATCGAAGGATTCCAAGCACACAAACGATTGTATTTGGATTTCACCGAAAACATCACCACCATCGTAGGCAAAAGCGATGCGGGCAAATCCGCTATCCGCCGTGCGATTGAATGGGTGTGCCTGAATCGACCTGCTGGAAACGAGTTCCTGAACTGGAACAGCAAAAAAGTATCCGTCACGCTGACCGTGGATGGTGTGGAAATTGAAAGGCGGTGGGAAGGGAACACCAACACCTACCGAATGGGAGACCAGCTGTACAAAGCCTTCGGCAGAGATGTACCCCAACCCATCGCCAACTTCTTATCAATAAGTGATCTGAATTTCCAAGGCCAATTTGATTCTCCTTTTTGGTTCAGCTTATCGGCGGGAGAAGTCAGCCGAAGTCTGAACAAGATCGTGGACTTGGAGCTGATGGATTCTACGATGAGCAATCTGGCTTCCGAGATCCGCAAGACGCAGGTGTTGGTTGATGATCGAGAGGAGGCGTTGATTGCCGCCCGAAGTAATCGCAAGAACCTTCGCCACATCCCCAGATTGAAGAAGGATCTGGACAATGTCCGCAAGCTCTCCGCTATACACCAGAAACACCGCCAAATCCTTGATCTAAGCCAAAAACAGGTGTCAGAGGTAGAAGCTATCACCGAGAGGTACAAAACAGCGGCAAAAGTGGTGCGAGGAGCGGGCATCTGCGTTACGGCAGGACGGAAAGCTGCTGGATTGGAGCGGAAGGTTTCCGCTCTTCGGGATCTCATCGGATCCGTGGAAGAAGCGGAGAAGAAAGCAGCGGTGAAGATCCCGCCCGTCAAAGCTCTCACCGTTCGGTTCTCCCGCTGGAACAGACGAGAAAAACAAAAGAAGGATCTTCAGATCATAATCGCCCGTACTCAACGTGTGCGAACCGATTATGATCTGAACACGGATCTGCTAAAAGAAGAAAAAGAGAAAATGAAAACCAAATTCAAAAGGTGTCCACTATGCGGAAAGTGATAGCAATTGCCTGCGCAGATATTCATCTACAACTCAACCCTCCTCGATGCCGTGCGAAAGAACCCAACTGGTTGAAAGCGATGCAACGACCGCTGGATGAACTTCGTGAACTCGCCCGCAAACACGAGGCACCTATCATCTGTGCTGGTGATGTATTGGATCGGTGGAACTCGCCGCCAGAACTTATCAATTGGGCAATGGCCCATCTGCCCAGAGTGGTGGCGGTGCCAGGCCAACATGATCTTCCTCAGCACAACTACACTTCCATTTACAAAAGTGCATACGCATCTTTGTTCTTAGCACAAACCATCAGAGACTTAATGCCACTTCAAAGAACCTGTTATGCAAAGATGGATGTGTACGGATTTCCGTGGGGCGTTCCAGTACAAAAAATAAAAAACATGCGCTCCGAGAAAATCAACATTGCGCTCGTTCACGAGTATTGCTGGATTCAAGGGCACAGCTATCCCAACGCACCGAAAGAACAGCGACTCACCAACAAACGAAAATGGTTGAAGCAATTTGACGTTGTCATCTTCGGTGATAATCATAAAGGATTTCAATACACTTTGCGAGAAGACAAAAAGACAACAACCGTATTCAATTGCGGAACCCTGATGCGAAGAAAAACGGACGAAGCTGACTACACTCCGCAAGTGGGATTGATAATGGACAACGGATCTATTCATACACATCTCCTCGATACATCCAAAGACGTTCTGGAACGAGGAGTGGAGGAGCCTAAAACTTCCGAACTGGACGTGACAGAGTTCATGGAAGCTCTTGATGGACTCGTGAGAAATCCGCTGGACTTCCGAGCAGCTGTTCAGCGTTACATCGACAAAAAGAAACCCAGCAAAGAAACACAAGCAAAACTATACGAAGCGATGGAGAAAACCAAATGACAACCGCAGTCGAAAGATACGAAGAACTCAAGCAACAAATAGAAGATCTCACCCGAAACAAAGACCAAGCCAAAGGCCAGCTGGATCTCCTTCTCAAGCAACTGAAAGAAACTACGGGATGTGCGACTTTGAAAGAAGCCAAGACCAAACTACGCCAGATGGAAAAGGAAACCGCACAAGCCCAAAAAGAATTCAATGACGCTTTGGAGACTTTCGAGAACGAATGGGAGGAGATCTTACATGCCTGAGATCCCCAGTCAGCTATCCCAGTGGAATGATAAAGTCACTCAGCTCTCCGCTGAATATGAAGCCTCTCGAAAACTCGTGGCTGACGCTCGTGACGCTCGAGATCACGTGCTCCACGAAAAGGAAACGCTGGAAGAGGCTCGTGAAATAGTTCAAAACATATCTCAAAGCATCCAACAGAAAGTTCACGCCCGAATCGCTGGTGTGGTGAGCAGATGTTTGTCCTCGGTGTTTGAGGAACCGTATGAGTTCAGGATCCTATTTGAACGGAAGCGAGGACGCACCGAAGCTCAACTGGTTTTTGAGCGTGACGGAAAGCAAGTGGATCCGCTGACGGCCTCGGGAGGTGGATGCGTGGATGTGGCTGCTCTTGCCCTTCGTCTGACCTGTATGATGCTCAAACGTCCTTTGTGCCGAAGAGTGCTGGTGATGGATGAACCTTTCAAATCTCCTTCCGCTCACTACCGAGGAAAGGTGAAGGAGATGATGGAAGCCTTGTCAAAAGAAATGGGCGTTCAATTCATTATGGTCACCAACATCGAAGAGCTGGAAACTGGGGAAGTGATCGGATTATAATCAACCTTCCACGATCACCGTTGACGGATTCACTACCGTCACCGCACCAGCATCATCCTCTGCTAATGTCGGCAGGAGGATCCAAGCCCCATCGCCTGTATCCGAATCCCGAATGGCTGCGACCCCTGCGTGCGTATAGGTTTGATTTTCAAACAGGATATATTGATGAGTGGTGAAATTGGAAAAAAGTGGGATGGTGTAGGTGGGATCCGTCCCGAAATTCGGAACTCCATTATCCAGCCAGATTCCAGTGGAGACCAATCCAGAATCCTCAGGAGCAACCTCACCATCCCAACGCAAGCGAATGTAACCTTCATTCCAATCGTATCTCAAATTGGTAAGCAGCGGCAAACCTTCTTCCGCTCGTTCGGAAGCGCCACTGTCAATCAAAATAGATCCGATGTTTTTCTGAATCAAACCGCTCCATGCCATTCCATAGGTTTCGATCTCTACATCATACAGTCCGTCAGGAATCCACGCAGGCACGGTAATGGTTCCTGCGGCGGTGGTAGGCACGTCCATCCAGCCCAATCCCCTTCGCACGCCAGTCGCATCAACTAGCACCACGTGCCACCTCTCATCGAGGAGTCTGCGTGTGCGCAGGGATCTGGCTACCTGTTCCACGTGATTAGGAACTAATGGCCAATGTCTTTCAGGCCAATGATATGACGGCCAGTGATAAGAAGGCCACATGTTTCACCTACACTTTCGTGCTAGCAGTTCGGGTTCCATTTACAGTATTGGATTCTGTCACCGTCCACAGGGAAGTAGAACCATCACGGCCATAGATCGTCCAGACTCGAGTGTTGGTGTTGAAGGTGGCGTTGCCTCCAAGAATTGCTAAGCAAATTTCCATGGCCTTAGCAGCTGTAATGACTTCGGTTCCAGTCGAATCCACATCATCAAATTGGGCTTGAAGCTCGTTGGTGTCTACTAAGATCGCATCTGCCGTAGCATCTATTGTGGACGGAAGAATTTCAGCGGCTCCGTCCCAATCCATAACACCCGTAGCAAGAAGCGTGTCAGTGATAGCTGGAGAACCGCCTGCTCGAAGATAGATGTCTACATTGTATCTACCTGCTGTTATGCCTGCTGGAAAAGCTCCTGTGTAAGTGTAGCCACTAGCAGGAGTCTCCGACATAGCAATGTCATAATCTGTCCAACTCGCTGGAACAAGTGTCTCAAAAGCAGGTGAACCTGTGGTATCCCAATACTGATTCGTCACTGCTTTTCGTACCACAGCATAAATCGTATCCGCTCCAGTCGTCGTATGTCGGTATTGAATCTCATTTGCCATATTGTTATCCTTCTTCCTCAAACACAGGCGGTTCTCTGTTGTCTACGGGTACATCCTCTGGCTCCTCGGGAGTTGGAACTGGGAACACCAATCCTATCACGTCATCGTTCACGTGGATAGATTTAGACACCGTGACTGCAAGATCAGCCATGTTCAAATCTCCCGAAGACAATGCAGCCTTACACAAGGCCATAAGTAACTGAGCCTGCTGTCCGTTCGGCACCACCACCATCATTTGTAATTCGTTCATTTTGGTCTCCTCAATGAATCATTCCTATACTATAACATAACATCATCGGGCACATCCACGCTGATCGCATTCTCAGCAGCTTCCCATTCTTGTTGGTGAACAAACTGCCTGACCTGTTGGGCAATCATTCGCTTTGTCCACTGGACATCCGTTACACCATCAGGCTTCGGGAATGCTTGCTTATAAGCATTTTGAATCCGCGTTACCCACGATGCGTTCTTGATCGTAAATTTAAGCTCTGGCATTTTTATTTCCTTTCCTTATGAAATTGTGCCACCATTATTAGCTACTACAACCCAGCCCTCATTATCAGCATAAACCATCGTGCAACCTTCGCCGACACCCGAAAAAGTAATCTGAGTTCCACCACACATTGTAGCGGGTGTTATTTTCCAAGTGTCCGCTGCGTTGCCCTCCACTACGCAATAAATATGCTTAATTTGCCCCGAAGTACCGTTGGCCAGCGTGACATTATCAAGGTCGCTATCACCATTGGTTGTTACTTCGGTATTCAATGTAGTCAATGATGCTGCAACCCCCGCATCTGTTGCTGTTATCGCATCAGGCGTATTTATCAACCCGCCCGTTGTTTGTATTCGATTGGTCGCATTGATATCCAGAACACCATCCGCTGAACCGCTGATGTTATTGGTGGTGAATCCGAAATGAATCTGTTTTCCCGAAGTCAATTTGAAAATGTTTTGAAAAACAAATCGGTTGTTATCGGATTCCCACCTGAATACTCCTGTATAAGCACCCGTGCCATCCATAGTGATACTGGCATCAGTTCCAGATGAATTCTCCAGAGTAAGGCTTTCCGCACCTAAGACACCAGTAGCAGAATTGAAGGTTAGGTTTGAGCCAGTCTTTGGTGCTACTCCCCCTGTTGCAGCAGTGACAAATAACGGGAAGCAAGTTGTATCAGAACTCTCATCTGCCGTTAAAATCATCTGTGCTGTTTTTTCATCAAATTTCATTTTATGTCTCCCAATCGAAAAAGAGATTTTGTTCTATTTGTAGATTGCCTTGAATACCTTCCAATAGGATCCTGCGAAAGACCAAGGCAATCTGTTCGCTGGAGAAAGATGAATCATCAATTTCTTTTTCCCAGTATACCGCTCCTTCAAACCACGGCGAAAAAGAAGTTGGAATTGTGTCTTGCGGATGCTCAATGGAAGTGTACTCCGAAGAACTTTCAGGAGCGATCAAAGCCAAATCAAAATCAGGATAGTTCTGAACAGTGTCTCCCGAATACCAGATGGGTTGGCGTGCCTTTTCTCTGATGCCAAAATAAGGAGTCCCATCAGTCTCGCAGTATACATCTCCAGGCTGCGGTGACTCCTCAACGAACTCCCCCGTGTTCCAAGGAGAAGCACCTTCATAGTCAGAGACCCACAAGAAACCCGCTGCATCATTCAACGCCCATGAACCACTTGTAACATAAACGGCTCTAAGCATCCCCGCTGTTTGTGTTGTTAAATCTTCCACTCTTTGTCCTGTGGGAGGTTCTGTTGTGCCCTGATTGAAAGGAACAATCATCCAATCACTCGTATCCGCCAAATAGCATCTGTTCCCTGCTCGCTGAGTCACGTATCGAATGTCATCTATGGACTCATCCAGATGAAGCCAAAAGTCTCTGCCAGGAAATCCTTCACCGTCCGTGAGATCAATATATTCATCACCATCATTATATTGAGCGGCAAGCGTAGTGGATGCGATCTCGTTTGCGAAGGCTGTGATGTCCTCGGTTCCGCTGCTTTCATTTTCCATCACGGCAAAATGATGAAGCACCAGATCGAAACTTTCACTTTCAACCCACACCACAGGCAAGATCGCATTATGAATTTCTGAAACAAGGATCCGCTGAGTTGTTGAAGTGGCGGGCAGTGCCGTGTCATCTACGTCAATGCTCAACCATTCTCCTGTAGTTGTTTGAACGTATCCATCTGTGACTGCCGAAGAGACATCCAACGCTGAAGAACAATTCCAAGTCTCATTATCCAATGAGATCGTGATTGTTTCATCATCAGCATCGTAGCGCACGTACAGATCCGCATCGGATCGGCATTGCTTTATTGTAACGCCCGAAAGGAAAACCAACTCTACCGTAGCCAATTCAGGAGCGGAAGCGTTCACTGCATTGATAGGTATCTTCATTGATGATTGGAAGCTGAGACCCTGAGCCAATCTGAAGGTGTCTCCCGTTTGCGGTTCGGTGGGAAGTTGCGTTGCCAACGTGATAGCGGATCCCGTAGCACTCCACACCGAAAACAGCACGCCTCGGAGAGCCACCGTGGTTGTATCATTATCGAACCATCCAACCGCATAACTCCAATCAATACCGCTGGCGTCTGACCAATCAATAGTATACCGATTGGCGGCATCATCTGTCACCGTCTTTTGGGGCAAAGATCCACCATCCGAGGCCACCTCAGAGGAAGAATAATACAATTGTAGTTCATTCGGTATCATTTTATAAAATTCTCACCAATTGGATAATCACACTAGCCACCGCGCAGCCTACCACCAAGACCGCTGCGAACTTCTGCCATAATTTCCAACTGTAATTTGCTATGTGTTCTTCAACGAGTTGAAGACGATCTTCTGTCCGTTCCCGTGCGCGTTCTTGATTTCGGAACTGCTCACGAATCCCTGGCTTCCCATTCCCATCACCGCAAACTATCCCATGAATCTGATCGACTTGTCCGCTCGTATGTGCTGTTGCTTCTTTCAGTGTGTTCATTTCACTCTCCAATTTTTGAAATTTCAATTGGCACTTGCCGTTCTGTTCAACAAATTCTTCTCGTTCAATACCAGCCATAACAATCACCTTTCCCGATCAATGGTCAACACGCTGCCGTCTCCCGAAGTAATGCTGTAAGCGTGAGCGGGATGCCCACCCACAAATCCTGAAACAATCGAAGGAGCTGCTGCGGTTCCGAAACTACCTTCAGCAACAACCTTCACACGCACCACATCTTCTCCTGCAAATTCCAAGTCACTCGGGAACCGCCATTCATATACGTCTGGCGAATCCTCGTCAGCAAATATCGTGTCCAAGATGTATTCATAGTTGCTATCATTTGCATCAACAAAATACAATACATAGGAAGAAGCCGCAGGAACCCGTACCCATCGCACCGTTGGGCGGAGAAGCACTGCTGCTTCGGGTGACGGCATAGCCTCTAGCGGGATCGTTGAAGATTTTACAATGGCGATTGTATGATTATCATCTTCCCGAAGCGAAATTGTTTTTGAGATTGAACCTGAATCTTCAAACTGATCCAGCACTTTCCCATTGACATAAATAGTCCAGTACACATCGGTAGCTCCGCCTGCCCACGTAATTGTAGCCTCATTCAAAGCAGTCCATTCTAATGTATAATCAGTTATCAGCATTCAGTTTTTCAACTCCATAAGCATCTCGCCATACTTCGCATCTATAAAAAGAGCCTATTCCAAAATCACAATCGCCACCTACACCACTACCGCATTCAGGTTGTCCGTGACACCCTCTACAGGATCGAAACTTACACTCCGAACTCGCATCCACTTCTTTCCATTTGCCCAACGGGCATTTTGTTTCAAACTTCGTGCGTTCTTTTTCAAAACAACCCTCTTTCCACAAGTCACAATATCTCGCATTCTCGCTTGAGTGATCACAACTCAAACAAATCGCATGCCTATCTTCTATATGATAATGTCTCACCATGATGTCGGGCCCACCGCAACTCGCAAGTAATCTTCTATGCTCGCAGAAAGAGGATGGTCATATGTACTTCCATCCGCTGAGTTCACTCTCCAAACTCCCCCTCCAGCATTCCATACTCCTTGTTTGGCTGCGACATAAACAAGCCCTTTGGAATTTTGAATTGAAAGGCCTTCAAGGACATTATAATGATGACTCTTGACAACCTCACTCCAAACCAACGCGCCAGCGGAAGTGAGTTTGTAAAGTTGGTCTTTCATCATTCCCGCTTGGCCTCCGCAAGCATAAACATTTCCATCATCATCGGTCGTTATATCCAATAAATAGTCTTGTGCCGTGTAAGACCAACCCCCCAACTTTTGAATCTTATCGTACACGGTTGCATAAACATTGTCGTTGGAGTCAACTGTTATTGCTCTGGTGGAGTAACTGGAACCCGCACCCAACACACCGCCATCAATCAAGTTTCCATCTGAGTCCAGTTTCATCCAATCATAATCGGAACCCCCCGCTGTTGGGTATTTTGTTTTGGGGAAGGTCAAATAAACATTCCCATTGGAGTCTACTGCAATATCATAAACATCCACTCTGTTAGCATAAGGTTTTGTATTGAATCCCCATTGCAAAACTCCAGCCGAGTTATACTTCCCGACATTATCATAAACATTATATCCCGCCGTGTTTGGTCGAGAACCAATAACATAAACATTATCATTCGCATCAACCCAAACACCATAACCAAAAAGACACCCGACTGAAAGACCATCCGACCAAACCAACGCCCCTTCCAAAGTCAACTTCCAAACGATTGCTCCTGCTGGGTCACCATAACCACCCACAACATAGACATGGCCATCATTCCCAACCCGTATCCTTCTACCATTATCACCTGTGTTATAACCCCATTGAGGAATGGCTGAACCTCCGCCATCAATCTCAAACTTTTGCGTGGAGCCATCACCAACATCTGGATCGTGGATCACGTACATCGTATCGTTACAACAACATCCAGCTCTGAGATTATTACCAGTCATCAGCTACACCCTCCATCAACCCCATTACTATAAGAGAACCAAAACTCAGAAGTGCCGTCAGCAAAACGGATCCGCTTCATCCTTACTGGTGTGCCCGTTGGACATTCTTTTATGAAGAACGTATCCGAACCCGTACCAGCTGGATCCAGATTGGCCGCATCAACTCCATTACCCTGCACGCCTGTGGCTGCGTTGATATCCTCTATTCGATTGAGAGCTGCTGCGCCGATCCAACCTCCAGAAACATCTGTCCAATTTCCATAATCAGCGGTCAACTTCTCTATCTGCTTGAATGAATATGTCCATTGGTTACCCCCCAAAGAAGTATTGCCCGTGATTTCAGCGTCAAATTCTTCATCCATAGGAACTGCCAATTGAATGAAACCCCATGTATCAGAATCTCCCGCCGTATCCACATACAATACTTTGAACATTCCAACGGGCTCAGTAGCCATGCTGGTAAGATTATTGTATTGAGGATTGGCGAACAGCCCTTCATTCGTATCATCTAACCGAACTTTCACAACGCCCGCAACCAAAGCCTTTCCAATCCCTTCGATAGTTGCTTGAGTAAGCATCACCGCATAGGTTCCCTCATTCACTCCATTAGGAGTAGAAGCGTGCCAAGCCACATTACCCAACTCCCTCGTCATGATAGGCGAACGATCTTGAACGCTTCCTGTTTTGTAAATTTGAACAATGTTAGAAGGCACCAACACCACTGCCGAATTATTATACACGCTGATGAGATTGTGATCTGGTTTCCTCGGAGCGTTTCCCCGTTCAACTCGTTCGCCAACTTCGGACTTGGGGATGCCGCCAAACTCGCGGGCAACTTCGCCAAGAGCTGCGGCATTGTCTTTGCGAATCAATACGCCTTCATTCTTAGGCATCACAATCCCTCCGCTACGGTTTTGGGAAGATCCAACACGCTCCAATTCTTTTCGGGATGAGACCTATACACGATGTACTTTTCATTTCCTGGCGTTGTGTCGAACAACAACCCGCCCTTACCATCCAACAACACGGGTTCCTTCGAGGTTTCTTCTTCGCCATCCTCATTCAAGACCTTGGCATGTACTTTTCGATAATAAGAAACACCAGTTGAACCTCCATCCTTTTTGAGTCTCAAAACAAACCCATTGGGATTGGCTTTGATCGCTGCGGCGTTTTCATATCCGTTGACTTCTTCCAAAAAGTAGAAACCCTGATCCAGAACCTCTCGGTCATACGTCTCGCCGTTTCCTCTGACTTCAATCTCATAAGTGATTCGCCAGTCATAGTCATCGCCAGTGATTCGTTGTGCTACTGGTGAAATGGATTTCATATGCCCACCCCTTTGGATAATGGGAATGTCTGCGATGCGGATTGCATTGAGATTGACTGAATCGAAATACCGTTGAAAACTCGCTGGATTGATAACGGACTTGTTGTAGGTTTTGGACACCGTGATTTGTAATCGTTTTTCAACCTGCAACAAAGGTTCTCCAAACCGAGCACCAGCAGAATTCAAAACAGCGACTTTCTTTTTGTTTGCGTCAAAAGAAGAGTATTTGACTTTCTCATATGAGTTTTGCCCGAAACGGATCTGGACTTCATCTGAAGAATTTTCATCTTCATTTGATTGAGAGGATCTTTTCTTTTCATAGTTGGCGGTGCCGCCGAACTTCAACAACACGGATCCTTCTTCTAAAGCGTTACAGGAGAAATCTTCCAGCTTCGCATTTGCATCGCCGTAGGAAGTCAGCGTGGACGGAAGATTGCTCACCAGATAATCCGCAGCCGCGCCTAAAGTTGTCGCTGCATCGGAGGTCACTTGATACTCTAATTTGTACGTGCGATCTTGACCATGCGGGCTGCTCTTGCCCATTTTCACATCAATATATTTCAGTGTAAATGCCATATGCTTTTCCTATGATAAACCAAGATCAACGACCTTTGGTTTTGTAGTTGCTTCTTGTAACAACTGAACAGCTTTCTTTTGATACTTCACCATTGTAGAAGTATTGCGTGCGGTGGTCTTGGCGACACTGTCGCTCTTGACCACTGCGGCAAAGGCTGCGGCGGATCCTTTCTCGACCATTCCAGCCAACGAGGATTTCGCTTGAACTCCTTCCGCCACCGCCGCAGCGATGTCTGGGGATGCGTCCGAAGTATCCAGCTTGATTGCTTCGGGAACCTTCGGTGTTTCTTCTGCTTCTGGGCCAGTATCTTCGGGAACACCCCGCCCAGCGTCCTTCTCCGCCTTCAATTTGTCATACGCTGCCCGAGCGGCAATCAACTCTGCGTTGATCTTTTTCTGCTTATCCACAAGACTCTGCTCAACTGGCCCAATGACTCGTTCGGCGATCTTCGGAAACTCTTTGATTGTGTTTTCAAAACCATCCATCAATCCCGTCCATTTGAAATTCCAACCTTCTCCCTTCATGAAACCCCAAATGGCTTTCCACAAGCCAGCCAAATTCTTTCCCACGTTCATGGAGAAGGTTTTGATGGCGTTCCACATCGTCTGAAAAATATCTCTCCAGTTGTCCGCAACCCATTTCAAATACGTGGGAATGTTTTTGATCTGATGAATGATTTTCCAAAAACTCGAAACCGCAAACAACACGAACCCGTTGAGGATCCACGCACTGACCAGCCTCCAATTCAAAAAGGCAAACTCCAAATCCATCAACGCTCCTTTGACCCATTCTACCGCAGCCCCGAAGGCCGTCTGAATCAAGCCTCCGAGCCACGTGAAGAACTCTCCCACCTTAACAAGCACAGGCATCAGGTACGTTGTGAAGGCTTCCACTAAGGTGTCCACCATGGCAGTGACTACCTCGCTGACTGCCGCCACAACGATCCCGATGATATCACCTATCATCTGCCAATAAGCAATCAACGTATCCGCCACCTGCGAAAAGACTTCACCCAACGTGATAAATACGGGAGTCAAAAACGAAACCACCGCCACAACAATCTCTCGGATCTTCGTGCGGATGGCTTCAAAGACGGGAATGAGAAAAGCAACTGCTGCTTTGAACGCCGTTTGAATCGCTGCCCACGCTACCGTGAACGCCGTTTTCAACCAAGAGATCGCAGGAGTCAAAAAAGTCATGATGACGTTTCCGATGCTTTTGAGTTTCTCCATGAACGTGTCGCCTGTTCCTGCGATGTATACGAAAGCAGCACCGAGCAAAAGAACAAAAGCAATAATCGGATGAGCCGTGATCAAAGTCAAAACCCCAAACAACGCCTTCCCGATGAATACCAAACCTCCCACCGCCTTCGTCACCAGCATCAGAACTCCCGAAGCCAGCAACATCGCCGTTCCGATAGAAATGAGACTCACGGCAACCACCGCCAGAACTTTGATGAGCGTTTTGTTTCTTTCTACGAATCCCCGCACGTGCTTCGCTGCTACCGCCAACGCTCTTCCTATCGACATCAACGCAGGAGCCAACGCCGATCCCACCGTCACCAGCACCGCCATCATCGACTGCTTGACACGAGCCATAGCGAAGGAAAGAGTTTTGGACATCTTCTTGTAAGCAGCATCCGTCATCCCCGCTCGTGCCGTGAGCAATCCAATATCCTTCGAGAAACCCTTCATGCTCTTCAACGCAGGAAGGAGACCCCGCAACGCTCGAATGTTTGGAAACAGCTTCGCAATAGCGTCAGGAGGCAAATGCGCTATCCGCTTGAAAACCTTCTCCAATCCTTCCGCCTTGAGCGTTGCCACGCCCAGAGAAAATCCGAGTTTGTCTTTGGCGTATGCTGCTGCTTGCTTCGTTGGTTTCATAAACCCCATAATAATAGCATTGGTGGCCGTTACCGCATTGGCCGTGCGCACACCGTTACGGGTCAACGTAGCAATCGAGGCACCCAACTCCTCTACGGAAACCCCTGCTGATGCTGCTGATGACGCAACCAACCCTATGGTGGGAGCCAATTCTGCGAAAGTGGTCTTGCCTCGTTTGACGATCCCAAAGAGAAGATCCGACATGCTGGCCGCATGTTCAGCTCCGAGGCCGTAGGAACTCAACAATGTAGTAATCGCATCAGCCGCAACGCCTGTATCGGTCACGCCTGCAATCGCTGCTCGAGCAGATACAGAAAGAACGCCCAACGCCTTCTCCGCTGGAATAGTGGCCGACAGAATATCATACAAACCTTTTGATATAGTTTCGGTTCCCTGACCGAACTCCATTGACATCGCCGTTACACCCTGCGTCAGCCTCCCCATATGCTTTTCCGTATCGTCAACCATAGTGGAGACGTTGGCCATCTGCTGCTCGAAAGAAGCAAATGATTTGGACGCAATCGCCAACGGTGCAGCAAAGGCCAGACCGATACCCAGAGTCAAAAGACCTTTGCTGCGAAGCGTTGATTGCATGGTTTGCAACTTCCGCATAGTGAGAGCTGCCCCCGTATCGACACCAGCTGTATCGAGCGAGATCATTGCCGACATATTGCCAAGTGATTTGGGAATCATTTTGTTTTCTTCTTTCCAGCAGCGATCAAAGACCGAACCCAATGCATCATCTTGCCTTGATCCTCTTTCTCACCCGCAAAAGACGCATCAGGATTATAAAATGTCAGCAAGAAATCTTTCACCTTGAACCTTCGACCTTTCTCTGCTATGGTCTGATGAATCTTCATAGCTATCTGAGCCATGTACCAATCAGACCGTTCCAACCGCTGATACTCCGTTTTGAAAAACGCTTCCCACAAACGGACTTCTGAAAGGGAGAGCGTTTGCTGCGCTGCTTCTATCGACATGCCCGTTGCTTGGGCAATTTTACACCACAACAAACCTCCCCCCTCATTCAGTTTTTTTCAGCGTCTGCTTCCAGAAGAGCCTCAGCCACTTCCAATCCATTCAGCTTCGAGGACACAGCTGCGATTTTCTCAACCATTCCTGCTGGCCAATTCTTGAGAGTTGACTTCTCAATCTTTTTTTGCTCTCCTTCGTCATCAACAATTTTCATTGTCGCTGCCAAAAGCGTAACCTGACTGCCCGTCAAATCCAACATGTCAACTTCTCTTCGCATCACATCTTTCCCTTGAGCGTCCTTCTCACCCGTGCTTATCATACGCACTTTCAAAGTGGAAGAAAGTTCTTTGAGATATATGTCACGAGAAGCCTGAGTCAATTCATGGATCACGTACAACTGATCGTCAACTCGGATCTCTTCTGTTTTTGCTGCACTTGAAAACTCTCTCATGATGGTCTCCTTCTCTTTTCAATTATCAAAAATAAATTACGCCGAGCCAGCTTCCCAATCTGGGGCTGTTTCAACGCTCGATGCATTCTCAAGTGTGATAACAATCTCACACTCCGCCGTAGGTTGTTCACCCACTACCACTTCGCCAGGCGTGAAGGTTTTGAGATAACCCCAAACCGCAACCGCCATCCCGTCAGGGAAGGTGAAAGTGATAAGGTTGTTGTCATTGATAGCGGCATACGCATCTTCCATCGCATCAGGATCGTAGGCAGCCGTGAAACTACCATTGGTCATTTCCATCAATGACTGCGGGTACTTCGTCCGATACGAAGTGTTGGACAGCGATGTCGTGTCAATTGGATCACCGCCTTCCATGCCTGGAGGTGTGATACTTGTGGGATCAATCCGCAAAAATAAATTCGCGTGATCCGCAAAAGTGATCGTGGTTCCTTTTCCGTCTTTCAGTGTGTCAGCTTTCATTTGTGACTCCTTCTTATGTTATATTTCTAATCACCAATGAGTATTCCATATTGAATGCCCATAAATTGTTTTCATCACGACCCAAGGGAAACACTCCCCGTTGACGCTCCGATGAATTCACTACTATTGCTTGATCAAACGTACCGTCACCGACTCCCGCCCATGACCATCCGCTTATCTTATCGAGAACGTGTTGGATGCGTTTTGCTTTGTACACGCCCACGTCTTGTAAAATAGATCGCACGTGGATCGAAATCACGGGATCATTTTGATTCCCGCTGGCCAACGAACGAGAACGAATGTTGCTGGCCTCATCATAAATGGTTATCAGATTTTCAGGAAGATCCAATTGCTCCGCCGTACAGATCGACCAGTCAGTGCCTGAATCATAAGCAACTCCAACCGTCTGTTCGATGAGATACGCTCGGACGATACGGCATACAGGATACCATACCAGCTTATCCGCTTCCACTGGAGCAGCGTAGTCCACAGGCCAAGTTGTATCATTCCAATTGCTTACCATTATACTTTCACCCACTTCAAAATGTTTGCTTTGATCATCGTCAAATTGTCAGTGATGGCGCGCTCTAAATACTTGCGGCCACGAGGCCATTTGGATTTGAAGACAGTGCTCGGAGGAGCCTCATGAACAAACAACGCATAATTGGCCAACACGTAGATGATGCCCCAAACCTTCTTCCCGTGCCCACCGACTTTCGTGCGATGACCGCCCATCAAATTTCCCGTATCCACGGGAGTTCTTCTCATCGACTCACGTTGAATTGTTGCCACGGTCTCTACCATCGCGGCACGAGCGTTGCCGTGTATATGCATAGTGACTTTTCGCAGGTTCGCTCGAACCTCGTTGAGTCCTTTGATTTTGACTGTTGTTTTTGCCATCACACACTGACCCCCCGTAGAAATTCGGTGGCCTTGAAGTTGGGCATCTTGCGGAAACCTTTGATCATAATCGCTCCCGCCGTAGTGAGAGGACTATCAGCCCCGTCATCCACGTCAGCAATATCTCCCAAGTACAGATAACCACCAATGGCAACGTCCTGACTGACATAGATCTTATGCGAAGACATCTCAGAGAGATCCCGAGAATCAGGAACATCACCATCCACATTCGTCCATCGACAAGTGATAGCAACTCCCGTGGGGAAGGTTTGACCGCCGTCTCCGTCATTGACCGCTGCTCCCCAATAGACAGCGTCCTGCTTCAACATTTTAGTGATGATGCTCATGTGTTATTGTTTTCGTCCCAATCTTCCGTTCCCAGCCAACTGGCAGAAAGAGTGACCTTGGCTCTGCCTTTCGTTGCTCTGTTATTCAACGCAGCCAAATCTCCGTCAGTGTCCAAAATCAAAACCATCTGACCGTACCGAGTATGCTGCAAGCCCAAATCAACCTTTCCGAAAAACTTCTGACCGACTTCTCCTGCCTTCTCGTTTTCAGCCAGAGGATCCCGCATCGCATAAAAGTGAGCACTCAACCATCGTTCTATCAACTCCAGCTTTGCTGCAGTATAATCTGTTGTATTGCATACGTCTGTCACCAGAGCGTTTGCCACTTCGATAAACGGTGCGAGATCCGTGCTGATGTTTGCGTCAACCTCAATGATCAACGCTACGGCTGAATATGTAGTTCTTGCCATTTTTCATTATCCTTTTGGCGGAGGTGTTGACAAGAGTTTCTTTCTTCCTTTGATGCTGGTATAAATCGAAACTCCTGCCAGCACCAAACCAATAACGCTATCGGTGATCATCGTGGAAGTTTCATTGGATGCGGTTGCAGACATACCGAACCACGCTGCCAATGCCCACGCCACGCCTCGGATAACCGAAGCTGACAACCATTTTATCGTCTGTGCTTTATCCATGATCCACATCCTTACTACTATCTTCCAAGCAGCGTAAAAGTTAAAGACCCACCAATGCAAGCGATATTATCAGGCATCCTTTTAACAACGCCGTAATCGCTTCCTTTTGGAGAGCCAGTGATGACGCATTCTTTTGATTCTCAGCATTCCATGCGGCAGTAATCGTTACGAACTCAGCCAAAGCGTCATCACCAGATTTCTTTTCCAGAACCAACGCCCATGCTTCCAGTTCTTTTCCATTCGCCAAAAGCTCAATCAGGTTCAACGCCTCTTGCGAAGACATTGCGATGACGGCTGGACCATAAGTGTCGATGAACTCTTCCGAGAGTCCCAAACCTCTGGCCTTCAATTCTTCCATTGTCAAACTCATAAGTGTCTCCTTATCAGTGCGACTTCCTCGGGCAAAATACTACCTTTGGATGTCAGTTCCTTTTAGGCCGTCATTGACTTGCTGCAACCATTTGTTTTCTTCAATATAGAGAGCTTTGATGGTTGGCTCATCATACTTATCATCGGCCTTAGTATTCTTGTCAATGGTTTCACTCGCCACCTTCGTCTTTTTGATCAACGTATAGTAAGTTGCGTTGCACCAAATCTGTTTCCGAGCGTCAAACCAATACGCAAAAACATTCACTGTAGCATTGTCATAATAATTGGCGAACACTTTTGCGTTGGTAGCAATGCCTGCGGTGGCTGACTCCTTCGTCTGCTCAGTAGCGAGGCGTGCGGTTGCTTCCGCTGCGTTGGTTGCGATCTGAGCTTCCATCTTCGGAGTGGCTTGAATGCCGCTACATCCCGCCAACGCTACAAGCGCCAGCACCAATAGTATTGTTATGCGTTTCATTTGCGTCTCCTAAGTAAGTGTCCAAATCCCGAAAAGGAAACAGATCCAAATCGGAGTCTGGACCAAGGTTGATAATTTCTCGGTCAGGGAATTTCTCATTCAGTTCTTTTGCGATGATTCGGAATCCTTTTTCAAACCTCATGAAAGTTTGCTCGGTGACTCGAGCCTCCGAAGGATGCCAGTTGAGTTTCTTGTCAGATCCGACTTTCATGTCAAAACCCAATAACATAACCCGCCGTGCTCCGAGAAGGAGTGCGAGGTTGACCGCTACGCAACCCGTGTTGTTGCCCCAGTACAAACCGCCATGGCTGAGTCCGTTCTTCTCTCTCCGCATAGTACGCAGCCAAATTGGGGATCCTACGTGCAGAGAAGGCTGATTGGAAAACACGGGATTCTTGAAATGCTGGAGATATTGCTGACGTGCTGTGTACCACTTCAAATCTCCGAACACTACAGCATCGCAAATCTCTTCTCCTAACTGATAAGCGTCATTGATCCCAATGACCCGATGGTCTCGGAGCCTTTCCCAATCGAATCCACGAAGGGAACTGCCACCACCGATCAAGATGATATCTTCTCCCTTCCACCATTGTTCTGGATTCCATTGCATATGATTATCCGAGTGTTGCCAGAAAAGTTTCCAGCTCTGTTTTCTTCATCGATTTATCCGTCAAAGGCACATCAGGACTATCTTCACCCACAACGATGTATCTTGTTTTTGCGGCCTTGCCGACTTTCAAAACAAGCACATGCGCGTCCGATGCTTCTTTGTATCGGCTGGTGATATCCACGCCCAACCGATTCACTACGGGTTCCACTTCTTCAACGACCTCGGGCACAGGTTCTTCCGCTTTCTCTTCCTCTTTGGAGTTCAAATGAGTGAGTGGCCCAGTGGCTTCTTTTGAAGATGCTTCTTCAAACTTGAACGGGAAGGAAGAGGCAAGATCTTTTGTACTGGGAACCCTGTCACCAGGCCTGTACACTTTGTCGTCCTCTACGTGAGAACCGTTCTTGGGATCCTTGAATACAAAGTAACGTATCTTTTTTTCATCGGTCATGATTATAGTCTCCATTGGCCGTTTGTAAAATCCAAGACGGACTGGCTGGCCAATGCCAGTCCGTCTTGTGGCGATACACCAACATCCTAACAAAGATGATCCACGAAACCTAGATGGATCCGTAGACAATTCCCGTATTGCTATTTTGGTCAGCTCGGAACTGCGGAACCATGATGGTCATGACCTTGAAGTTCTGCTGAAGTCCACCGCTGGACTCCCACTGAACCGTAGTCATTTCCATTCCAATGACTTCACGGACAACGTCCGAGGTCATCTGAACTAACGCCAGATCGTAGTTCTGGAGATAGTCAACTGTCTGGACACCGAGGATGTCGGGAATTTTTCCCAGACGTTCACGCACGGTGATGTCTGAGTTGGCTTTGAAATCATCATCCAAATACTGATCCCAGTTCGGAGCGTGATAGATCATCCATGGCCCATAATGGTAAACAGCTCGAGCCTGTTCACGCATCGCCAGAACTTCGGCCAACAACGTGGTTCCCACGTCTGACGCAGCCACGGGAGTGGTGAGTGTCTTGGTGAGGTTGTTGGTGTAGTTCGACAGGCCATAGATCGTTCCGCCACCATACGCATACGTGCTGGAACGTCCCAGAGCGAGTTTCTCAACTTGCTCAGCGACTTTTCGTGCCGCCAATTCTGCCGTGGTTGTATCCAACGGACTTCCGCCATTCCTGCTCGCAGCGATCTGCCTTGAGGAGTAGTGGAAATCCTTATGGATAATCGGCAGGGGCAAGTTCGTCAGCTCGAACACTGGACGATCACCCTGAGACTGCCTGAGACCGTCCATCGAGATGATCGCATCATCAATGTCGCTCATGGTCTCGGTTTCCAGAACCGTCTTGCCCATCCCATTCGGGATACTGTAAGTCAGTCCTCGGGAGCGGAGATCACCGACAAACTTGAGACGAGGCTGTGCCACACGGACAATCGCCTCATCCAAAATCTTCCAGTCATCTTTCCGAAGCGTTGCGGTGGCGTTTGCCACACGAACAGCTTTGGGTTCGCCACCTTCGTTTCTTGTGATGTAGGTTTGTCCATCATCACCGATGTACGGACGCAGTACATCTGTGTCGAAATCGTTGGAGAGAAGCGTTTGAGCTACCTGACCAACCGCTGATCCATTCATGAAAAAGTCCATTTTGTATTCCTTTCTTTTTCTGGTTCTTATGAAAACACATAGACAACTGGTCTATGCAGCTCGTACATCGGTCAGCGTATCGGTTGCCGCAGTCACGGCCTCTTCCGCATACGCAATGACTTGATTGGCATTGTTACCCGAGGTCAAAGTGCTAAAGCTGATGAGTGTTCCATCTCCAGCTGAGTACAAGGCTTGACCCTTGACGATTGTTTCACCTGACTTCACGATGCCTTGGAACCGAGTTCCACGCATCTGAATGTGATAGGTCACCAGCTCTGCAGCTTCATAAGCGTGAGTGGTGATCTGACCTTGCAGAGCATCTTCCACCGCTACACCGAGTTGTGAATGACCGCCTTCTTGCGAGTGCTTTCGGATCTTTCCTGTACTCATCAGCTCGACCAAATGGCCAGGACTCAGAGCAGCATTGGCAAGTGCTTCTTCTTTTTTGTAATCACCGTCTAATTGAATCGTGTTTGGCATTTTATCATTCCTTTCATTTTATCATTTGATAATAATCAAGCACCAACGAGGACATCCCCGTTATTTGTCTTTGCTCTTGTCGAAGTTCATGGTCACCGCCACAAGCGGTTCTTCCACATGCTCATCTTCTTCGTTCTTCGTGACAGGAGCCTGTCCTGAGAAATCTGCCTTGGGCAGTTCCTCTTCGCTATTCACCGCCAGCTTCGCAATCGCTTCCAAGTCCTCGATGGATTTGGATTTCAATTGATCTTCGGTGAATGTGTTCTTCTTGTTCGCTCGGATCTTTTCAATCAAAGCATTGCGAACACCTTGGAGCTGTTTCTGTCCTTGCTCGAGGACTTCTTTGATTTCTGGCGGAGCGTTGCTGATGAACTTCTCTGCCGTAATTGGAGCGGGTTGCTCCACGTTGCCCGTGGGGGCTTCTTCCTCTCCACCTTCTTCGGCAGGAGGATCTTCTGCTGGGGGATCCTCTTCAGCTGGCGGATCCTCTTCCTCATTCTCCACAGGTTTTCTTTCCTGTAGGTGCTTGAGACCTTCTTCATTTTGACTCAGGAGGAATTCACGATCCTCTTCAGTCCACTTTCCATTGTCAATCAATTCCTGAACGATTTTCTCAATATCCATTTCATACTCCTTCTCATAAATGAGGTTCTGTATTTTCTTGTTACCGTTCACTACCACGTACTCATATCGGCGTACCACTCTTTGCGGTGAACCTTCTAATGATACAACATCTCCGTTGACCTTGTATCCCATCTGATAAAGCAAATTGTTTTCCTCGAAAATAAAGAAGCCATCATCAAACGTATCCATCACCCAGATATAATTGAGCTGATCTTTTCCGTTCGGGTTTCTGTTCTTGGTTATGAGCGATTGGAGATCATCCCGAAGAGCCTGATGAGAGACTTGGTTGCGAAGAAATCCCCCGCCGTCAGCAATCGAACACGCTCCAACTTTATCGGGGAGCAATGCGAGGTGGTCTGGTTTGTAGTTTCGGAGAACAGCGTCATATGGTTCGTCATTGAAGGATCCCGCTGTTGGATCCACGTCAGCATATAACCCTGTAGACAATTCCATCATGGCGTTGTTTTGGATCGCATCGGTGATTCGGTCATCGACCTTTCCAATGCGATCCTTTTCCAACCACGCCTCCGCTTTGAGTTTGTTCTCCTCGAAGCGAGTGTTCATGATCATACCAACCTTGCGGTTGTCGAGGATCTCTGGCCGACACGCTGTAACAGGCTGGCCATCTATCTCGGGATGATACACCACGATGGGTTTGTGATCCCAAACGCCAGGAAATTTCCTCAGCTCATCTTCGGGATACATCAGTGGGCCATCGGATCCGTTCAAAACGCCTTCAACAATCATCACCATCGGCGCAACCAAATAGTCTCGATCCTCCAAACGAGCATGACGCACTTTTCCTGAAAGATTGGCAGTCACGGTATTGAATATGTTTTTCATAAGTTTCTCCAGCCACAAAAAAAAGCACGGAACCTTTTGTAGGAGGCTCCGTGCTCGGATGCTTCTATGCTTTTGATATTCACTTTCTACCTTTTATCATAAAAGATCAAAAGCGTTTCTCAAAAAGAAAAAAGCAAAAATTTTTTGATTTTATTTTTGGGCGTTTTTTCGAGTTGGAGGCAGATGTTTTTCGTGATCAGTTACGTGCATGACTCGACCTGCGTGAAAGGTCACGTGAATTTCTCCGTAGAAATCTTCCTTCATCTTCTTTTCAAGATGCTCCGTCAACCATTTCTGCTCTTTGAGTTTCTCGATAGGATTGCCACTGCTCAAACTAGATTCTCCAATTCAGAAAGATCCTCGGTCATCGAAACTATCGTTGCGTATGGATCCATCAGAAATTCTCCTTCATAAAAGTTTCATAATACTCATCACACCAAGCCATTCGGTGCGGTATGATTTTGCTCAACAACTCCCGTAACCGAGGCCAATTGGCTTCTGAATAACCTGGCCTGAGCAGATGAGCATCTATATCTCCTGCTTGAATTTCTCGCCAACAACTCCGATCTATGCGGTCAACTGGCGGTGCTCCCCGTCTCGCAATGATTTCTTTTTCTCCTTCCCATTCGTGAATCCGCTTGCCGAAGAATGATTCATCATAGCACCAAACCTTCATTCCATCAGCCTCATCTCGAACGCCTTTCAACGCCTCTTCCAAAGCCATAGAAAGGATCTGCCGCCATGTTCTCACCTTCGCTCCGATGTACCCAATGGGATACTTCGGGTCAGGTTCGTGAGCGTACACATTTCCATAATACAAATGGACATGGTCATAGGGAGTTTCTCGATGAAAAGGAACTCCCGTCAAAGGCCAGAGATCCATATCACTCGTCAACAGATACACTCGCTCATCTAATGGCTCCCCATAATATATCAAGTGCCACGCAAACAATCGACTCACCTGCGCAACGGTGGCATCATTGAAACCTTCGATCCTATCAATGAAATGAATCTCCGCTCCTGCCTCCCGAGACCAGTTCAAAACAGATCCCTGCCATTCTTCACAGGATCCTACAAGCATGATCGTGGGGATGTAATCCGTGAGCTCACTCCAAAGCATCGAAGTCAACGGAGCAAAAAAAGAATAATCTCTGTTGAGATTGCAAGACAACACCACACGTCTCATTGGTGGTGGGTTGCCGTCTTGGATTGTCGCTTGGTGCGTTCGTCTTTCGCATTCCTGAATCATAGACGTATCGCAATGAGAATCATACCACTTGACCGCTGGGGTGTGTTGGAAACCGTCTCCGAGGCAAGGACTCAAACTATCACCATCACGGACAACCGTCTCATTCAATGCGACATTCGGAGAGACTTCACTGCGCAATCGCTTCTCCCCATATGATCTGGGATTGACGAACCGATGAGACATGGCTCTGTTGGCGAGATGTTTCCAAATATGTCGCTGCAAAAACATCTGATCCTTTCCGTGCTCATTTTCCATTTCCGCAGCTCCGCAAAAAGCCTCCCACGTTGGCCAGAGTTCCCGAATGGCTTCAGAACGAAACCCGCACAAGCCTCCCATGATGGGAGATCCGTGAGCTTCATTATCCGTGATGCTATGAACATCCCAACCGCTCTCAATGAACTCTTCGCAAGCATACCGATCTCGAGGCATCGGAAGCGCATCCACGTCTCGACAAAACACATACTCAGCATCTGACTCCCAGATCGGACGCAATCGCCAAAGCATTCCTTCGCATAAGGTTGGATTCTCTTTTCCGCTGTATATCAATTTCAAAAAACTATTGGGCTGACGAGCGAATGAAAAGAGTGTGGATCCATAATATCCACGAAAGATATTTTCGTCATGGTACAAGTGCAATTCCCAGTCAGGAAAAACATTCGGAAACGCCCGAAGAACCGAAGACAAAAATTTCAAATAGAACCACCAACGATCTGGCCTTTGATTTTCTTCGTCTTGTATCACAAAAAGACTCATACCAACTACATTCATTTTATCACTCCAAAAAGATCCAACCCATCCAACAACGAACCATCATCATTTTGTATCATGTCTCGTGCTTCCTCTGCGTGCCAACTTTCTCCTTCTAGGGACAAGTGATCCAACCACTCCTCATACGGAGCTGTCCACTTGTTTTTCATCACTGAAGTTTTCATTCCTTCCTCGTTCAATGCTTGTCCATAAGTTTTGTTCAAAGCTGTAACCGAAGAACGAGACAAGTCAGGCCAACGGATCCGCTCTTGAATTTTATACCATGCGTGTTTTGCTTTCAAACGATCCCAATTGACCCACTGGAGGTGCATCACGCCTCCGCAACTCTTATCTGGCACGGGATTTCTTCGATGCTCCCACGCTCCGTGAGGAGGCCGATGATGATGGGCATATCCCGCCTCTCGATTATGCCAACACAAATCAGAATGATCTCGAAAGGCCACCGTGATTCGGGATCGGCTCCAAACGCTCTGATCATCTCGAAACACTTCCAATCCCCGCCAAGGAGCAATCATCGGAAGATCCAGCAATTGTTTCTCCGCCAATTGATCGAGGTAGCCACGCATATGTACCAAAAGGTTTCCCGTCAGCACCTCGTCAGCATCTATGATGGCGATGTGGGTGGCTCCCGCTTCCCTCGCTGCTTCGAGAGTTCTTTGACGGTCAACCATCTCATCCCAATAACCTTCGGCACTCGAATACAGGCACACGATCCGCTCAGGCTGTTCCAATTTGACCTCGTCAATAATCGCTTGCGAAGCATCCAAGGATCCATTATTCAACACCACCATAACGTCCACCCACTTCAACGCAGCCCGAAGTGAAAGACCCAGCACCCATTCCTCATTGCGAACTACCATCACGCCTACGATTTTCATTTCAAACACCCTTCCGTGAATGGACAAGTGTCAATGAGATCCATTTGACGTTGTCCAATCCAATCGTCCTTGTATTCTGCTTCCCATCGCTTTTTGTATCTGTCAAGAAACTTCAAAGGAAGTTCCCGAGAGGTTCGACAATCGGAAGGCATAACAGGAGCGCGTCCGACACTCGCAAAATAATCCCAGAACTTTATACCATCACCCCCAATATCATCTCCCACATTCACTTGTCGATTCGGGATCCCATAAGCATCCGCCACGATCAATCCATGAAGAGCGGAAGAGAAAATGAATTCACATTCTGTAATCTCTTTCACCACGGTTTCAATAGGCTGAAGGATGTTTATGATTTTGATCTCCTCTCGATCTTTCCAGTGCATCCAATACGCTCGTTGCTGATCCACGTAATGAGGAACAAATCCGATGGGATGCTGCTTTTGCGAAGAAGGCGGAATATATGCGGGCAAAAGCAATGCGGGATCCCCCTGCGGTGTTTTCTTCGCTGCTTTTTCATCTTCGCCAGCACAAACCGTTGCGGTGTATGGTCCACGAACGCATCGCACGCTGGCTCCTTCCGTCAACATCTCGCTTCGGGATCCGATCCCGCTTCCCCAAACAATCCCATCTTTGGTAACCCAATCCAAAATAGATCCGCACGCATATAATTTTATGCCCTCAACTGACGGTTCCGAATAGATCGGAAACCTTCCTGTCATCCGCTCGATCAAGAACGGCGTGACCTTATCTCCCAGATTCAAACTCTGACACCACGTGGCCGTGACTGGTTCTAAATTTTCTTTCATCATTTCACCTTTGGCTGGTGGTGCGGAAAACCCGCAGCCCTTCTTGTGTTGAACAACGCTTTGTCTATGTCCCAATGGTCTCGAGCCTTGTTGAGATAGACTGGACGCTGACGGCGTTGCCGTGACCAGTGATCGTGATAGTGATTAAGATCGGATCGTTGCCAGAGGATCCTCAACTTGGTGGTCACCTCATATAATTCTTCATCAGCAAAAAAATGAAAATACTCAGGCCAAAAAACTCCTCTGCCCTCGTTCAATTCATCAATAACCTTCCGCCCCAACCACGGACTTCCGCAGATCCTCGCTGCGGCAGGATGACCAAACTTGTCTTTCATCCAATCATCCCCCGTAGGTTGCATCACGCCAAACAAATCTGGATACGCATCTTGAAACTGCCAACCGATCTCCTCCGCTACCACGTATGGATCTGGAAACATATCATCCCCGCCCGTGACTACAATATCTGAATCGACTTCTCGACACAACTGACCCAACGCCTTCGGCCACCCTTGATAATCCTTCGTGTACAGGATCTTATCCGCTGCGGGCACTTCGGGCATCCCTTCATCGAGAAGCACCATTGTCCTGTAGCCCATCGCTTGCCAAGCCTGAAATGCCCGTTGACATTTCTCAGGATTCGCACTGGGAATCGCATACCAGACTTCCATCTCTTCTCCTTTGCTTTGCTTCTCTTGAGGCTTGCATGTGCTTGATTATCGGCGTGACGTTCGGAAACTCTTTTTGCATGAGATCGAAAATGAAACAATACTCGGGAGGAATGTTTTCAAATTTGATATCCTTGCTCTTCCGAATAGCTGCGTGAAGGTTTCTCTGCTCCCACAGCGTTCCGTGTGTCAAATTCTCATCCTCCCACACTTTGAATAGTTCAATGACCCGTTCGTTGGCTTGAAAATAGATTGTGCCTGAGAGTAGTTCCTGACGTGCCCTGCGGATATGACAACCCACATCCGCTTCGAGCGTTTCAAAGTAATCCAGAGAACCGAGGACAACCGCATCCACGTCCAGATACAAGCACCGCCTTCCCATATTGTTCAACGCAAATTCATAGAGGATCTCCGCCTTAGCTTGCGTATTGGCTTGCCAACTTCCTCGATCCGCTATCACGAATGCCTCGGACTCATAACCCAACTCTTGTAGACTATCCCGCCAGCGTTTGTAATACTGAGCATACACAAGATCGTCCGTGTAATATCCTACAACCAACAAATCACTCATCATCCATCCCCTCCTCTTCCGCTTCCAATGCATCTTTGAATATCTGAGCTTCGATGTTGCTCTGTATTCGGTACTGGAAGCTCACCAACAACGGCATCATCAGATCTTCGGGCATCCCGTTGTATTGAAGCTCTCTGGTGTAAACCGTAACCGCTTGAGCGAGTTGCTTGGAAAGTTCTTCCGCTTCTTCCGCTCGTTTTTGAGCGTTGGACTTTTCCCGCTCTCCGAGAACCCGTTGGGCAATGGCTTGGTTAGTCTGCTGAAGAGAAAGCAAACACTCCTCCGCTTCTTTCCACCGCTTCGGCCAAACATCTCTCAAATCCGTTTTCAAATCTCCTGTCAACGGAATCTCTTCACATATTCTATGAATCAACTTTGACATTGATAGTTCCTTTCCTTTTTACATCCCAGATCAAATTCATTCCTCGTTCGGCATACTCTCGGGCAGTCTCCCAATTCTGTCCTCGCTTCCCTTTGCGATAGACTCGGAACATCTGCTCAGTATTTTCCACGCCGTTCTTCACTCCATAATGATAATAGATCGCAATGACGTGGTGACGATTGGTCAGGTCAACTCGATCCAGATTCATCCCCGCTGCAATCGCCCCCTCTCGAGCCGTATCTGGTTGAACGCAATATGGATTGTCTACTGGTCCACCTTCCAGCTGACCGACCGCCCATAAAAAGAGATCAGGTTCATCCTGCCACACCTGACTCAAGTCAAGTTCCAATTTGCTTTTCTTCATTGTATTCTCCTTCTGGACGGGTTCAGGAACATCTTCCACATCAACAAACGAAGTCAGCAGGATCGTTACAAAAAGAGATACTACAAACCACCATCCCAGCGTGGTGAGTATCCTTCGGGTGAATCCTTCTCGATAGTTGTTACAGTATTTCATTTCAAGCATCCTTTCTTTTCCCAGCAGTTATCTTCACTCCCTTATTATCGGCCTTCTTGCTTTTTTTCTTTGCTCTTTTTTTCGGAAATCTTTTCTCCTCAATATCCAATCCCAATCGCTGACCCGCATCCACGAGGATCCTGCGACCTGTGATGGCTTCTCTCAGATCCTCTTCTACCTTGACGAGTTCTTTTTGACAGTCCATCGCATTGATGTGCCCGTAGGTTCCGAGACGAAACTGGAACTCAATCCTGATCCACCTCTTGACGAGCTGCCGAAGATGTTTGTTTTTTTCTTCGCTCATATATCATCTCTTCATAACACTTTTCAAAATCATGCGAACTGTGACGGGATCTCTGCCCGTTGATCAGCAAAGAATCAATTTCTTTTCCGCAAATTTTACAATGACGAGTCATGCACACCTTCCAAAAAAAGGAAGGAGAGACAGCGAACAGCTCCATCATCCGCCACGCAGCAATCCATACCGTCTCTCAACTTCCATGACCCAGATCCGTCAACGGGCACGGAGGAAGCGGTG